AAGGTTGTCCACAAACAGTAGGTGGTGGTTTTCAATGTAGCCAAAATGAATTAAAAACATTAGAAGGTTGTCCACAAACAGTAAGTGGTAGTTTTTATTGTTATTTTAATGAATTAAAATCGTTAGAAGGTGGTCTACAAACAGTAGGTGGTTACTTTGGTTGTGAAGATAATAAATTAAGAGATTTAGAACATTTCCCAGAAGTAAGTGGTAGTATAAATATAGAGGGAAACACAGTAAATTTATTAGTGTATACCTTTATTAAAAAAGCCGATAGCTTTATGATAGAAGATTTTATAGACTATGAGATAGTTAGAAACGGAGACACTGTTATGTTGGATAGGCTACAAACATTTATAAGGGATAATGATTTAGAAATGCCTGATTTAAAAGAAATTAAAAAACACTATAAAATAATAGAATAAAAATGAGACATATAAAACACTATAAAATATTTGAAAGAAATAGTCCTAATTTTCCAACTACTAGAGAGGAAGTTATACAAGTGTGTGATAAGTATAGGATAGAGAACTACACTATTAATGACGATTTAAGTATTGATGTTGATGGTATTGTTAGATTGTTTGGCAAAAATCTAGAATACTTACCCCTTAAATTTAATTATGTGAGTGGTAATTTCTATTGTAATGATAATGCATTAGAATCCTTGGAAGGTTCTCCACAGACAATAGGTGGTTGTTTTGATTGTTCTCGTAATGGTTTATTATCATTAGATGGTTGTCCACAAACAATAAATGGGTTTTTTGACTGTAGTGATAATAATTTAGAATCATTAGAAGGTGGTATGCAAATAGTAGGTGGGTATTTTGATTGTTCTTATAATGAATTAATATCATTAAAAGGAGTTTCAGAAATAGGTAGATACTTTGATTGCCAATTTAATAATTTAACCGATTTAGAGCATTTCCCAGATGTAAATGGGAGTGTGTACTTAGCTTCAAATCCAGTGAATAATATTGTATATACCTTTATCAAAAATGCTGATATCTTTATGATAGAAGATTTTGTAGATTATGAAATAGTTAGAAATGGTGATACTGTTATGTTGGATAGGCTTCAAACTTTCATAGAAGGATTTGATTTAGAAATGCCTAATTTAAAAGAAATAAAAAAACATTATAAAATAATAGAATAGAATGAAACATATAAAACATTACAAGATATTTGAGAGTACAAGTCCTAACTTCCCAACTACTAGAGAGGGTGTTATAGAAGTGTGTGAAAAGTATAGAATAAAAAACTACACTATTAATGATGATTTAAGCATTGATGTTGATAGTTATGTATATTTAGATAATAAAGGCTTAAAATATCTACCTCTTAGATTCAATTATGTGAGTGGTTATTTGAGTTGTTATTATAACAATTTAGTGTCATTAGAAGGTTGTCCACAAGAATTAGGGAGTTATTTTGATTGTTCTAATAATAAACTGAAATCATTGAAAGGTGGTCCACAAATAGTAGGTGGTGACTTTATCAATTGTTCTAATAATAAATTAACAGACTTAGAATACTTCCCAGAAGTAAGTGGTTATATAAACACAAAATTTAACTTAATAAATTTATTAGTATACACCTTTATCAAAGATGCTAATAGTTTTATGATAGAAGATTTTAACGACTATGAGATAGTTAGAAACGGGGATACTGTTATGTTGGATAGGCTACAAACATTTATAAGGGATAATGATTTAGAAATGCCTGATTTAGATGAAATTAAAAAACACTATAAAATAATAGAATAAATCCTCTAAGATAGTAAAATATATATTTAAACTTATCATAATATTTGTATATAAATAGGGAAAAGTACAATAAAATATATATAAAATAAAAGAAATAAAAAATGTCAGATAAAGAAAATCTTAGTGAAGAAGATTACTTAAAAAAACACCTAGGAAACCAAGACTCTAATGGTAATAATCAAACGAATAGTGATATACCAACTAGTGATTATAAACAAGGTGAAGATTCAGAAGGTATTAAAGTAAGTGATTTAAAATATTTCTCATTTAGTGTAGATATGCTACCATGTGGTAAGTTTTACCCAAGTGGATCAATGCTTATGATTAGACCAGCAGAAGTTGTTGAAATACAAGCATACTCTACTGTAGATGATAACAACTTCTATGATGTTGTTGAAAAAATGAATGGGATGTTACAATCTTGTGTCCGTATAAAGTTTCCAGATAATAAGATTGGATCTTATTTGGAATTAAAAGACCAAGATAGATTATATACCATATTTCTAATAAGAGAACTTACATTCCAAAAAGGTAATTCTTTAACAGTTAAAGTTCCATCGCCATGTGGTAATGAAGAAGAGGAAATGTCTATTGAATTAGTTAGAGATAACTTTGTGTTTCACGAAATAAGTGATAGTCTTAAAAAATACTTTACACCTAGTAATGGTACTTACAATTTTAAATTAACTAATAAAAAGAGCTTTGAACTTGCTCCACCAACAATAGGGATACAGAAATCATTTAGTGATTATATAATCCAAGAAACTAATGCAGATAAAAAACCTAATTTAGCTTTTCTTAAAATAATTCCTTTTTTATTAGCTAACAGAACTAGTATCTCATATGAGGGTATTAAGGCTAAGCTAAAAGACTTTAAAGATATGGATGAGGTTTCATTCCAATTTTTAAATTCAGCAGTTAGCAAGCTTTCATTTGGTATTAAAGAACTTAAAAAAATATCAGAGTGTGGTGAGGAGGTACGCACACCCATGAAGTTTCCCAGCGGAGCATCAAGTATTTTCGTTGTTCAAGATGCCTTTGAAGCATATCTTGAAGAATAAATTAATGTTACAAAAACATTTCCACTTACAAGAGTATTCAATAGACTCTTGGCCATTTTGGATGTTTGAGGAAAACATTAAGATAGTAAATGAAATAGTTGAGGAAGAAGAAAAGAACCAAGGAAAGCAAGAACAACAACAATCTTCTAACTTTGATGCTAACTCAATGATGAAAAATGCCCAAAGTATGACCAATAACATACCAAAGCCTAAATATTAAGAAAGGGATAGGTTTATAGCCTATCCTTTTTAATTTATATAATTAAATGGAAAAAGAAAGATTATACTTTATAGAGAATGTATTAAAAAATTCACCTAATAGGATTAAAGAATCTTATGTAAGCAAACATTATCCAATAGTATTTGAGCAAATAATAGATATAACTAGGGATAAGGATTTCTCATTTAAACAAAGAATTTGGCATTGGGTTTATAATAACACTAATTTCATAAAATGCTACTGTGGTAATAAGGTATCATTTGGACAATCTTGGAAAGGTGGATATAAAGAATATTGTTCTAACAAATGTTCTTCCAACTCACCAAGTGTTAAAGAAAAGGCAAAAAATACAATTGAAGAAAAGTATGGAGTTTCCCACTACTCTAAAACTGATGAGTTTAAAGAAAAATATAAAAAAACTAGTTTGGATAAATATGGTGTTGACAACTATTCTAAAACCAAAGACTATGTAAATAAGTCTAAAGAAACATATCTTAAAAAGTATGGTGTTGATTCATTTACAAAGACTGAAAAATATAATATAATATCTAGAAACACATCATTTAAAAAGTATGGAGTTTCCCACTACTCTAAAACGGATGAGTTCAAAGAAAAGTTTTCTAAAACAATGATGGGTAAATACAATTCTGGTTCTTGCTTTGGTGGAGAGAATTATAGAGGAGAGAACTTTGAAATGTGTAAAAACAATTTATATGTAAAGTATCTAGGTAATGGTATAAGCAAATTTAGGTGTGATGATGACAAATTGCACACCTTTGATATAAGCACTGATAATTACTTTGGTAGGCTTTATAATTCTAATAAGTTATGCACTGTATGTAGTCCTATTTCTGACTTAGATTCCATTAAGGAAAAAGAACTATATGAATATGTCAAAAGCATATCATCACATAATGTTGTTAAGAATTATAGGGATAAATACGAAATAGATGTTTACATACCAGAACTTAGCATAGGCTTTGAATTTAACGGTCTTTATTACCACTCTAACAAGTTTAAAAAGAATAACTATCATATTGTAAAGAAGAACTATTTTAAGGACAGAGGGATAAGGATTATACATATATGGGAAGATGATTGGGTAGATAGAAAAGAAATAATAAAATCTCAAATACTATATAATCTTAACAAAATAGAAAATAGAGTATATGCTAGAAAATGCATTGTTAAGGAAATATGTACTAAAGCTTCATCTATATTTCTAAACGAAAACCATATACAAGGTACATGTAATAGTGTATATAAAATAGGTTTGTTTTATAATGACGAATTGGTTTCTATTATGACGTTCGATAAATTTGAGGGGAGAAAGAAAATGGAAGAAGGTGGTTGGAATTTAAACAGATACTGTTCTAAAACATACCATAATATAGTTGGTGCACCTTCTAAATTACTAAAACATTTCATAAATGAGAAGAGTCCAATTAGAATTATAAGCTATGCAGATTACTATTGGAGTGATGGTAATTTATACGAACAGCTTGGCTTTAAGGAAAAGTATATCACAAAGCCAGATTATAAATATATTGTAAATGGTAAGAGGGTTCATAAGTCCAACTATAAGAATAGTAATATTAAAACATCTATGACAGAGAGTGAATACACAAAATCTAATAATATTTACAAAGTTTATGATTGTGGTAAAATAAAATATGAATTATTAAAACAAAAAAAAGCCAAATAAATCATTATTTGGCTTTTTTATAAATTATTATTTATTAGTAACCCGATACTAATGGTGGGTTAATAGTGAAGTTTTGATCTATGTATTCATCAATAAAGTAATCCCATACAAAATTTGCAGTGACTTCTTTGATGATATCATTAGAACTCCAATCTAAGTCATATCCGTCTAACTTTTTCATTTGAACGTTTTGGAAGGTAACTCGTCTTAATACAACACCTTTTTTATCATGTTGGTTAACTATTATAGTCCCAATTAAGTCACTCTTATAGTGAAGTGAGCCATTCTGTGAATTAAATACTAAATCATACCATGCTTTCATTGTGTTCCAAGTCTCCATAGCACCTTCTTGATTAACATTTACCTGAAAAGGTATATTTACCTCACCAGATGTTTTAGTAGGTGTGGTTAGAAACTCTCTTGTAGAGTACTTGTAACGTTGCGTTACGCTCTGAATATCAAAGGCAGTTAGGTTGGCTGCATTTAAATCTATTTTAGTGGCATTTTCTAGCAAAAGAATAGGATCTCTACCTTGTGCTTGTAAGATAACTGGTAAAATAAAGGTTACTTCAAATAGGTTTAGATATACAACCTCATCTGGGAGTGTCCCTGGTCCACCTGGACTTCCTACGTTTGATATTTGTGTAAAATGTGGTAATGGCATAATTTTTAGTTATTTTTTATATTTTATATATTAATGTATTTTATCTCTCTAGTATATATATTAAATCAAAAAAACAACTTTTACATTAAATATGGTATAATTATATAAATAAGCAATATGGCAAAGATATTTTTGATAGGAGATACACACATTGGTTTGGGTTATCCCAATAAGACTGACAAGTGGTTGAAAGTTCACAAGGAGTACTTTGATGACTTCTTAATACCTACTCTAAAGAGGGAGGTAAAAGAAGGTGATATAATTATCCACCTAGGTGATTTTTTTGATAATAGAAACGTTGTACCCATTAATCTATTAAATTTTGGAATGGATCAAGTTGAAAGGATAGCACAAATAGCACCATTTCATATACTTGTTGGTAACCATGACTGTTGGTCTAGAAGTAGCGATGAGATAAACACTATAAGACCTTTTAAGTACATACCAGGTGTTAGTATTTACGATAAGGTATCAACACTAGAGTATAATGGTTATAAGTTCCTTATGATGCCTTATTTTGAGAAAAAGAGTGAACAGATAAGACATTTAAATGAGAATAAGGATTGTGATTATGTTCTTTGTCATTCTGATTTAAATGGTGCTAAAATGCATTTAACATCAGTTGGTCATAAAAACAATGATATGATTGGTGTTGATGAATTTAAAGGATTTAAAGGTGTTTATTCTGGTCATATACATTTAGTTCAAAGGAATAAGAACTTCACATTTATAGGCTCTAACTTTCAGATGGATAGAAATGATTATGGTGACCAAAAAGGTATGTTTGTTATTGATACAGAAAATGATAAAGAAGAATTTATAGAAAACAATGTCTCGCCAGTATTTAAAAGAGTTAAAGTAACACAAGAGAGCGATTTAGATACTTTAGAAGAATTAAAGGATACTAAAGACTATATAGACTTATTCATATCTAATAATTTATTGATTAATGATAGGAAACTTAGAAGAAAATTAGAAATACTACTAGAAAGTGGTAAGTTTGCCTCTGTGGACTATATAGACGATATAACAAATGATTTAGAGGATGGTGATGAAGTAGATTCAGTAAATGAAGAATTTAATGAAGATAACTTAGATATATCTATTCAACTAGATTATGAAGATTATGTAAAGGAGTATATTCTAAAGCAAAAATATGATAATAATAAATTTAAGGATGGGATATTAGAGCATTATTCTAACATAATAGGAATATATAAAGATAACTTTAAGCTTAACAAAAACGATAATGACTGAGACCATTGATGCGTATGAGGTTTATGAAAGAATTTTCACAAACAGACCTTATGGTAAAAACTTAAAAATATACTCAAAAGATATAATAAAGATTGTGATAGAATTACTATCAGACTATGAAGAATATGAGATGTGTATTGAACTAGATAAATACCTAGAATCTAGGTTTGATCATAATAAGGGTTATAAAGACTTTAAAATGTTTTAGAATATCTTATTTATTCTTAAGTTTTCTATCTAGAATTTTAGAAATATTAGATCCAATAGTCATATGTATATTTTTTATATCATCTGATTCAACCTCTTCGATTTCACCCATAAACTTATAAAAAAATCTATAATATACGCTAGAGTCCAAATCCTCTGGTATCTCTTTTTTAATTGATAAGTCTATCTTATAGCTATTGTTTATGTTTATTTCGAAATCAAAAGTAGTTTTAGAACATGGTGTTGTTTTAAATTTAGGCTGGTACTTAACCTCAAATACTGAATAGTCTGTTATCTTATTTTTCCTCATATAAAAATTTAAAAACATTGCAGGTGCTTCTATAAAGTCTGATAGTGTTTGTAAATCATCACCAAAATCATTTGACTCTATTATATCCTCCATTCTTTTCTTTAAATCTATAATTGAATCAAAATCTACCTTATGGTAAACGCAATTTATATCATATAAATATACAAATGAATTATCTTCTAACACAGTTTTGTCTAAATCTACTTTAAATATAAATTTAGTGTGTATTATAGATACATCCTCAGCCTTTAACCCATGTATTGAAATAACTAGTTTTAAAAACTTTTTATCAATAGTTGATTCATATAGTGTCTCTACAGAATTAACCATTCCACTATTTTCATCAAATATATCGCTAATTACATTTTCTATTTCAGATATCTTTATCATTATTAAAATTGTTTTTCATAAGATTCTTTTCTTAAATCAAGAATTCTCTCTATATAACCATTCCTTCTTAAAAGTTTAAAAACTAAATTTTTTAGAGAATACTCACCACTTTCACTTTCTAGACCAGACTTTCTATAATTTTTTATCTTATCCCAGAGTTTTTTAACACGCTTTTTATATTCATTATAATCATATTTATCTATTTCGTCTTCCAAGTCATCAACTAGCATCATAATACCCTTAGCCTTTTCTTTAATATCCATCTCGTCTGGTATAAAGTCAACCTTAACAGGTTCTATATTCCATTTACTATTAAGCACTGAATACACACCAGAAGACCTATGTGGTTCTTTGATATCTTGTATATAGACTTCAACTTCAAAACCATTGACATATAAATCATATGATTTATTCCATAGGTTTTTAGCAGAATCCGTAAACTTTTTAACTAGTTTAGTATCTGAATTAACCTTTTCAAAATCTATTATTATATGTAAATCAAAGTCTGAATATTTTTCAGACCAATTAAAGTTAGCCAGTGATCCAGTTAAGGTAATATCATCTATTTCAACATTTAGGCTAGTTGTATTATAAAAGTCTTGTGATATAGTTAATAACTTTTCACGCACCTCTTCTTTCATACTTTTATCTTCTTCCCAAATTTTGGTGTTTAATTCATCTTTTATGTGAAAAGATTTAACTGCATCGAAATCTTTTTCCACAAATTCTAAAAACTTAGTTACTTTCATAATTATATATATTAAAATATTAACACCACATTTCTAAACTTATTGTTTTAAATTAATATAATACTAAATAACAAAAGATATGAAACTTAGAGATAATGGAATTATAACAAAGGCAGACTATATTGGCAAGACTTTGGGCGAAGCTTCTAAACATGCAGAAAATGGTGGGTATGTGACAAGAGTGGTTAGTAACAATGGCCATTCTCCTATGTTAGATATGGATGCTAATCAGAATAGAATGAATTTTATTATTAGTAACGATAGAGTTACTGATGTATATGGTGGATAATTAAAAAATAATTATAATAAAACTTGTGAGAACCATTTAATAGTTTTATATTTGCATAGTAAAATAAATATAAGATTTTTAAAGAAAAGTATAAAGAGAGAAAATAATTTTAATATATAGAATAATGAGAACAATTAACACATTTAAGCATTTTAGTAAAAAGTCGTTTTGGTTTAGTCCAAACTCGGTAAAGAATGTTATTTGTTCTAATTTTATGATTTGATATAAAAATAGTAAAAAATATATTTAAAGCCGAGCTTCGAAAGAAATTCGGCTTTTTTGTTTTATATAATTCTGTAGCTCAGCTGGTTAGAGCATCTGTCTTTTAAACAGAGGGTCGTGGGTTCGAATCCCACCAGGATTACACATGGAGTAGTAGCTCAGCTGGTAGAGCACTTGGTTGAAGACCAAGGTGTCGTGGGTTCGAACCCCACCTTCTCCACAAGATTAAATGGTGTGTGTAGCTCAGTAGGTAGAGCGTTGGCTTGTGGTGCCAAAGGTCGGGGGTTCGAAACCCCTCATACACCCTAAATAATACGGACGTAGTTCAAAGGCTAGAATAACGATCTCCAAAATCGTAGATGAGATTTCGAAATTCTCCGTCCGTGCTAGAGTTTAATAAAAATAATATATAGTATAATGAAACTTATAAACACATCGAGTAGTTCAAGTCGCTTAATAATTTCGAAAGAGATTCGATTGTGTGTGTAATTATTTTTTAAAAATATTATTAGCCTTTCGAATTTATTTGAAAGGCTTTTTTAGTTCTATATTTCAACGGATAGAATACTCGGCTACGGACCGAGAGATAGGGGTTCGAATCCTCTTAGAACTACTAATTATGGAAGATTTATCCGAAAGATTCTGGGTAGCGGAGACGGTCTTGAAAACCGTTTGCTTTAGGGCGTGTGGGTTCGAATCCCACATCTTCCGCATAATTTTAATGGAAGCGTACTCAATGTTGGCAAAGAGGCTGGTTTGCTAAACCAGTAGGTCTGTAAAAGGGCGAGTGGGATCGACACCCACCGTTTCCGCTAGTTTTTTATTAGTTCCTTTAATTCGTCTATTTGCTGTTGTAAGCTATCTATCTTATTATTTTGCTCTTTATTCTCATTTTCCTGCTCTGCAAGTTTTAGAGATAAGAAACTATTATAATTAACAGACATCATTCCGTCATCCTCTGGTTTTTTTACAACTTCTGGATTTATCTTTTCTATTTCTTGGGCTATAGTACCATATACAGTAATCCCTGGTTGGGTTTTTAATTCATAAGAATATACTGATTTTGATATCTTTTTAATATTGGTTTTAAGCCTTTTGTCAGAGCCTTCGAAAAAGTTATCTGCTGTAAAATCTCCACTCCAATCTAAATTTTTATCAGATGTTAAAGCAAGCCTACCATTATTATCTACTCCAGAGTTTGATGCTAAGTGAAAATCTATATATCTTCCAATCTCCATTAATCCATCGGCACCAACATCAGGTATAAATGGCCAAGGTATATTTGCATTAGCACCTGCTATACTTAAACCATTTAAAGATGAAGCATCTACATTTGTAATCCGTGATCCATTTCCAATAAAGTTTTGTGCTGTAACATCGCCGAATGCTCTAAAATTACCCGACCCTCTACTAAATATAAACCTATTTAAAAATGAAGAGCCCGCGTCACGATATATAATATCAGCTCCCATATCAGCTATTAAAGTTGTTCCTGTAGCTTGGTATTTTAAATGACCTACATTACCAAAAGGTGAAGTACCACCTATTTTAAATTGAGAATTATCGTTAATAGTTAGTGCACTTCCTGAAAAATTATCACTGGTATTGCTTCTTAAAAAATCATTACTATCTAAACTATCTAAAGTTGCAGCATCTACATTTGTAATCTGTGATCCATTTCCAATAAAGTTTTGTGCTGTAACATCGCCATTATAATCCAAATTACCGTTTTCTCTTAAAGTTAGAGATTTGTTAGAAGCATCATTTCGTATGCTAAGATCCGAGAACATAGTTATAGGAAATCCAATATAACCTTTGCGTGTTGTTCCGTTAGATTGATAAAATGAATAAAAAGAAGAGCTATTACTTCCTGGAAGACCTGTTTCAGTAGAACCCTTAATACCAGATCCATTTGGTATTAAAATTTTACTAGAAAAAGTCTTCTCACCATTAATAGTTTCAACTACACTTCCAGTCGCCCTAACAAAATTCGTACTATCAAAACCATCTAAAGTTTCTGCATCCGTACTTACAGAAATAATACCGTTTGAAATAATAACTCCACTACCAATTTTTACACCTCCTAGAACTGCATCCGTTGCTGTTTGTAGGGTATAACCTACACCTGGTATCCTCTCCCAAAAAGTACCATTGTGAATAACGTCATCTCCAACATCATATGATATAGACTTATTTCCAGAACTTCCTGAATCGTCTAAATCAGAAGTACCTGCTGTTGTAACTCTATAGTAATGTCCTTGAACGCCTGTACTATCTGCTAAAGTAGGAGTATTTGTATCTGCGTCCCAAGTGCCTTTATAAACTTGTGATGCAGATATTGGTGTCCATGTTGCGTTTCCATCAGAGTCTGTTTTTAAAAAGTAACCATCTACTGCTCCTGATGTTAATTTAATTGTAGGTGCTTCTACGATATCTGCTATTAATTTAGTTGCCATAATTATTTATTAATTTTTTTTGTTAATACTTAAACGATTAGGCTTGTCCAATTATTTTGTATTATTGTTATCCAAGCATAAGTATTATCATTGGTTTGCATACACATCTCACAATATGTATTACCCCCATCTTTTCTATACCTCATTGTGCCTACCTTATCTAAAGAGGGTGCATCAGTATCATCAGACATCTTTATTCCACCATCAACATCTAATTTAGATTTAGGGTTTGTAGTTCCTATACCTACTTTACCTTCTATAGATTGAGTTGTCTCCCCTGTTTTCTTAACTACATTGTTGTCCAATGCATAATCACCTGCTGGTTGTATACCTGCTTGTACTAAGGTATTATTTATCCAAGCAGAACCATTCCATTTAAGTATTTCACCATTGGTATTACTTGTTATTATTACATTGTCATGTGAATCTAGTGAATGACCTAAAGGTGTTCTAGCATCAGATAGTCTAAAATCGTCTCCTTCTGTTGCTGTATTTGCTGTTGTACCATATATTACTGCAAAAGTTCTTACCACAGTTCCATTATAAATATCACCTGATAAACCTGCACCAGGTGTTAAATTTTCATGAACATGATCTAGTAAAGAATACCTACCATCTAAAGATGTAGTAATATCAGGTAAGCTTCCAGTTCTTCCTGCAGTTAAGATACCAGTAGTATTACCAAAGGATAGAGCATCAACATATTCATCTCCGTCTGGTGGTGAGTCTAAATCAGTCCAAGTAGTAGATATTGTACTACCATCTCTTTGTGTAAGCGTGATAGTTTTAGTATTAGTACCCGTAACTGCCAATGAAGTAATACCATCATTATAAGAAGTATCCCATTGAGATTGTTTAGTTAATGTTGATATTCCGTAACCTTCTGTTGTAGATAGTACACCTGAACTGTTATTATAATCTAAACCTAAAACAGACTCACTGAAAGTTGAAGCTATATTAATTACACCTCCAGCTGAATAACTTATACCTATTCCATCACCCTCTACTAAATCTATAGAGTCATCTGAAAATATTCCTTTTCTTTGAAAACCGTTGCTTTTTAAATTCCAAGAGACGTAGTTATCATAATTACCTACTGGTTGTATACCTGCTTGTGCTAAGGTATTATTTATCCAAGCAGAACCATTCCATTTAAGTATTTCACCATTGGTATTACTTGTTATTGTTACATTATTGTGTGAATCTAGCGAATGTGATATTGGAGCATATCTACCATCTAAATCAACCGAATTTAAACCACTTACATGACCGAACGTATCCAAAGTAACATCTTGAATAACGACACCATTTGAATTATTAATAGAAGCTTGAGATGATGTGTCTGTGTGTGAAAATACAGTACCTGATAAATCTAAACCATTCCCTGCTGTATATGTTGTATTTGTATTAGTAACTGTCTCAGTAGCAGTAGTAATACCAGTTATATGACCAAAATCATCTAAAACTATATCTTGGATATAAGTTCTACCAGAATTATTACTGGAACCTTGTGAAGAAGTATCTTCATGACTAAAGACTAATCCTGTTAAATCTAATCCTGCACCAGGAGTGTAAGTAGTATCATTAGAGCTTGTTCCAGCACCTATTAGACTTCTAATTTCACTTGCAGTTATACCTGAATTTAAGCTTGGTGTTGATCCATTAGAAGTTATCGCAGGTGTACCTGTGTCTGAAACTAGTCCTGATATGCTTATGGAATTATCTACAAGCAAAACAATATTATCAGCATCTATATTACTATAGTCTGTTTCTGATGTGTTGTCTAATAAGTATATTTGGTGTTTCATTTTTTATATTTCTGTTTCCCAATTTGTAATATCACCTGTGAACCCTTCAGCGTCTTTAAACTGTAAAAGGCTTTCTTCTTCACTAAATGTTTTTGTATGATCTTTCATGGTGTTTATTTTTTAGTTATTGTTTAAGGACAAGTTCCCCATATTGGTCTTGAGTTTGCAAGCACCCAGGCGTCTGCTCCTGTGTCAAAGTTATTTGGTTCACTAGCTATATTAGTTACGCACCATCCTGACAAATCTTGGTTAAACGCTTCTGCATTAATAAACATTTGATCCATAAACGTAACATTACTTACATCCCAATTATTAAGAGGTTGGTTGAATGCAGTTGTACCATTAAACATCCCTCCTATAGTAGTAACATTACTTACATCCCAATTATTTAAAGGTTGGTTAAATGAAGTTGTATTCATAAACATCCCTCCTATAGTAGTAGCACTGCTTAAATTCCAATTATTTATAGATTGGTTAAATAACAATGCACCATTAAACATATTATTAAACAGAGTAACATTCGAGACATCCCAATTATCGAGTAGTTGGTTAAATGATGATGAATTATAAAACATTGAACTCATGCTAGTAACATTACTTACATCCCAATTATTTAGAGGTTGGTTAAAAATAGAGTCTCTAAACATCCCTGACATATCTGTAACATTACTTACATCCCAATTATTTAATGGTTGGTTAAAAATAGAGCTTGTAAACATATTTCCTATACTATTTACACTACTAACATCCCAATTATTTAAAGGTTGGTTAAATGAAGTTGTATTCATAAACATAAATCGCATAGTTGTGACATTACTAACATCCCAACTTGAAATATCCTGATTAGAACCAGAATTTATAAATGGTGTTATCTGATAACTAGGCGATATAGTTCCCTCCATATTAGTCACTAAAGTTGTACAAAATCCTGTTAAATCTGTGTTAGCATCTCCTTCGTTTATTATAGCTCTTAACTGTGTCTCATTGACTGCTGTATAAATTTTACCACTATTATCTCCATCTACTGTTCCTAAAGAACCTGCTGGGAAACCCTCTTTTAAGACTACAGTTACACCATTAGGTGCATAGTAGAATGGGTTCTCAGTTAATTTCCATTTATGTAAAGTATTTAGTTCTCTTGTTATACTATTAGATATTGCATAAGCTTTTATTTTTGTGGGAATATCATCTTCAAAATTTGAAGCCCCTATGTCTCCTAAACTAACTGTTATTAGTTTTTCTTTAATAGATGGCTTATTATCTAAATCATTATAATCATTGCTATAGATTCCCAAAAGAGGGTTATCTTCTTTGAATATATTACCATTTACATCATAAACCAAATAATCTCCCTTTTCCCAATCTATTCCAAAACGAGTAAATACAGTTGTGCATATATATGCATTCCTAGCTTCTGATACATTATCATCAGTAAGTGTTGGTGTATTGGTTGTTGGATTCCATTGAGATATATACACTATACTATTACTAACAGAATCAACATAACCCTTATTCACAATTTCAGTCGCATCAGAGGGAGTTCCAACATAATATAGTTTAGCACCAGACAAAAACTCAATTATTGCACCACTGTTTAATGATACACTACCGTTACCATCTAACTTTTCTAAACTTACTGAGTTATTTATAATTTGTTTTCCTCTCATCTGACCTAGTACTTTATTTTAAGTATATATTATTAAACCAACTCTCCATTTATGTTGAAATACTTACTTAATTCAATTAAAAGAATAATGTTGCTAGATACACACCTAGTGAAATCGAAAATCCACTAACTAGAATAGCATGTTTGTCTATCTTTTTCTGAAATCTTTCCCATATATAACCAATTAAAAGAGCTGGTAAGATGGAAATAATAGTAATGCTAGATGGTTGTTGGTTTGATAAGTCCTCAAATACATATGCTATGATTGAGCAAGAAATAATCCCCAATATAATCCCAACAATTATATTTAAATGATATTGCGGTTTTTTGAAATATTTTTTCATAAGTTTTTATTTATTTTATTTATTTTTTATGCTTCATATACTATTTCTACATCATCACCTGATCCCAAACTAAAACCAGCATTCCCAGCATTCCATACTAACAAATCACCGCTATTTAAGTTATCAAGAGCAAGTGGTACACTAGTTGCATTTGATGCAACAAAATAAGCATCTAAAGAATTGCTACCATCTGCAACTTTTTGTTTTTGTCCATTTACTAATACTGAAACTCTAGAAAAATCACTAGGTGTATCACTAAGTGCTATAGTTGTAACAGAATCGTTGGAAGTATATGATGTTGCTAATGTTGTAAGATTATATACAGGTGTTGCATTTAAAAAAGCATTATCAACTTCAATCTGTCCACTTCCATTTATTGTTAATGTACTATTATCTATATTTGCTTTTAATCCATTTCCGTTAAAAGCTAATCCAGAGCTAGTTGCTAAATCAATAGCTATTGCATCAGTTAATATTTCTAGACCTACTCCAACATTTACTTCTAATACACCTGAATTAAGTGCTAGACCAGCACCAGCTAGACTAGAAGCAATTACTACATTATCACCAGAAACATCAAGTCCACCACTAGCATTTACTGCAAAAACACCTGTTGTGAAGCTAAGTCCTGCACCAGCAGCACTAGAGGCAATAGATACACTAGTACCATTTACGGTAAGTCCATTATTAGCACCTACGCTTAATACGCCAGAATTGAGTGTTAAGCCATTCCCAGCAGCACTAGAAGCAATAGATACATTAGTACCATCTACAGTAAGTCCACCACTAGCACCCACGTTAAATACACCATTCGTTAGCGTAAGACCATCACCAGCAGTACTAGAAGCAAGTGTTACATCATCACCATCAATTACAAGTCCACCACTAGCATTTACTGCAAAAACACCTGTTGTAAAGCTAAGTCCACTACCAGCGGCAAGTGGATTTATAGATACACCATTCACATCAGCGATAATGCCTTCATTTGGAACAATATCTATCTTACTCCCATTGTCAGTTAAGCCAAGACCAGCTAAATCACTAGCAACTTGTGCAGTATCTAAAGAAACTACATTATTATTTCTTGATAAACCTGTACCAATATCCGTTAACAGTGCTAACTCAGAACCATCGATACCAGCAACCCAAACAGATGCAGATTCATCCCATATAAGATTGGCTCGTGGATCTGTACCTCTGTCTATTTCTATACCAGCATCAACTCCACTTCCTGCGGAATTTCCTTTGGCTAATGTTATAATATCATCAGTTATTTCTAATTGAGTCGTATTTACAAAAGTGGTAGTTCCATTGACTGTAAAATCACCATCAACTATTAAATTATTTGAAAATGTTCTGTTACCAGCTATAGTACTTTTCAATGTAACTGTATCACTAGTTACTTCTAATGCATCTGAATCAACATTAACGCTATATACACCAGTTGTGTATGCTAACCCACCACCTGCACTAAGAGGATCTAGGCTAAATGTTAAATTTGTGAGTTCTAAACCATCACCAGCTACGTATATTGCATCTTGTGATGCTTGTGATACCAGTCCATCAACATATAGTTTGTTGACTAATTCATCATCTGTTGTTGGAGCATCTGTATAAAGCAGTTTAGCTCCTGTTAAAAAATTGATTTCAGTAGTACTATCTAAAGATACTTGACCACCTGTTAATTTGTTAAGAACAATAGAATTATCCCTAATTTGCTTTCCGTGTAATTTACTCATTTCGTTATTTTTTTTTGTATATTGACTTATTATAGATTATATATTAAATATTAAAACTCTTATTTATATATCTTGATAAAAGAGCTATTTGATATTTGATATATAAACAAAATTAAATACCACTATTTATAACTTTTAAGAAAAAAAGGTATTTGATATTTAATATATAAACAAAATTAAATAACGAAATGAGCCAATTAGACGGAAAGCAAATTAAAAATGATTCTATTACCCTTAATAAATTAACGGGTGGTGACCAAACATTTTCAGTAGGAACAACTCTTAATTTTAACACAGGATCTGTACTAACAATAAGTGCTGACTCCATATCAGCACCAAATTCAGTCGTAAATAAACAATATGTAGACTCCGTTGTAGAAGGATTAGACGTAAAAGAATCTGTGATTCTTAGAATATTTGATGATGCTACTGTATTAACTGGTGAACAAACTATACAAAGTGTTGTTTTGGTTGATGGTGATCGAGTTTTGGTAAACAGAACAACCGCAACTACTGATAGTAATTTATATATAGTAAGAAGTGGTGCATGGGAAGTTGCTTTAGATGCAGTTCCTAATGATACTTTAACATCTGGTTCTTTTGTTTTTATAGAAGAGGGTGATTTCTCTAATAGTGGCTTTGTTCTAATTACTTCTGATGAAGATTTAGCAGAAGTAACGCCATTACTATCATGGACACAATTTACTAATGCTAGTCTAGTGAATACTGGTGTAACACCAGATACTTATGGTGATGAGACAACCAATACTGTTCCAACTTTTACAGTGGATTCTAAGGGTCGAATTACAAGTGCTAGTTCATATACAATAAATTTAGGAATAGGTGCTGCTGAGGATGGTTCTTACACAGATGGTATTTTTAATGATTTTACTGAAACTACACCAGTTGGAACAGCAGTAGATAGATTTAATGAGGTTTTGCTTTTATTAGCACCAGCACCACCAAAGAATTGGAATAATACAATTACATCATTATCGTTTGTAGAGAGTCCTAGAAATGCTAGAACCTTAACATCTGGTACAACTATAAATAACCTTTATATAGATAACACTCCTTCACTTTCTAGTTATGGTGGTTCTCAAAATATAGGAATAGGTGAAGATGCAAGAGTTGCAACTGGGTTGTTTGAATTATTAGATAATGGGGTATCTTTAGAGACTTTTACATTAGATGGTGAAAATACAACAGCTAATACTAGTGGATATTTAAGACATAGTGCATCTGTTGATACTTATGATGGTCAAGCTGGTAAGGCTGGGTTTTGGACAGGTATAACTAGCTTTTCATTTGGCTCGACTGCTTTTCCAGCAATAACACCTTCTAGTACTGAAAGAACAGTTACACTAACTTATCCTGGTAATAATTCACCAGTTGAATTAGATTATTATATTGATTCGCCATTAGCAGTAAGCATATCAAATGCAAGTGCTGACTTCCCAGCTATGAATAATTTTATAAGTGGTCTACCATCGTTAACAAATGGTGCTACTATAACCAACATAGATTTTGATATTAATAACGTTGCTTCATTTTTTTACTCACCAAACGATGTTTGGCAAATAGAACAAGGTGTGGTAAACGCACAGACTGGTGACCCAGATACAATACCAACAACAAATGGGGAGACTGGTGTATCAACTGGTAATTCAACAACAATAAGAAATGCTCAATTTAGTGATACGAGTGTATCGTTTTCAATAAGAGGAAGAAACTCAATAGGTGTGTATGGTAGTACAGAAACAGTATCATCTAATACAACTAGAATAGATACAGTATCTGATGAAAGTAATAGATTTACATCTGGTGCAGGTTCCTATCCAACAACTGGATTTGGTAACAATTATGACTCGACACAATCTTTATTAACAGGTAGTTATGTAAACGAGTTACTTTTAATTAATGGTACTTATGAGTATCCAACTGGTGACTATACTGCTTTTGGTGCAGATAATTATGATAATGCTACTGGAACTAGATTTGCGACATTCAAGTTCCCTAATGCATTTACTAACAACTCAGCTTTTACATTAAATATTAATAACTCTAGTGGTATAACACAAAAAATTAACGAATCAGATATGTTATTGGAGGTAAAAATAGAAGGCTCTACTTCTTCATCTTGGGTTGATGCTGATAGTGGATATAGTGGTGTTGGTAATCCAGGGTCTGGTGTTGATGGAGTTGCATCGGTTGTGGTAGCAAGTTCTACCTCAACTTCTAGAAGAATAACATTTGGATCTGCTATCTACACTGGTGATATAATAATAAGAATAGGGTTTACTGCTAGTTCTTCTAAGACTTTTAGAAGTATAACAGTAAGTGATATATAAAAAAATAAAAAAAATAAAAATATAAAAATGGGATTATCATCAGAACAAAAATCAAGTAGACTATTTAAGAAGTCATTAGGTGCAGGGGAAACTTTGTTATCAAGACCATTTTTTCAAGAACCTAAATTAGGAAGTTCTGCAATTTTACCAGAACAGATATGGACAGAAGCGGTGGCTATCCCATCAACTGCACCAACTCTTTCAGGTGATGGTGAAGATGGTGTTGTTAAATACCTAGAATTGTTAGAACTAGAACATGTTGCTGGTTCTCAAGACCTATCTTACTTCTCATCAGATTTAATAGATACTATACCATTTAACTTTGGTGATGGTAGTTATAATTATGGTCTGTTTAAGAACAATGGAACAACTGTGATAAATTTTGGTGAAGGAGATTGGTTACTTGATACTTCAGCTGGACTTCTTACATTTTATGGTAGTTTACCAAGTGGTGTTAATGCAGCAAATCCACCAAAGATTAGTTTCTATAAATATATAGGTACTAAAGGTCTAGGAACAAGTTCTTTACAACCAGTATACCAAACAGTATCACCATCTACAACACATAATGGAACTGCATCACTAACTAGTATAGTGTTAACACAAACACCATCTATCGCATTTACTGTTGAAATATATGTTAATGGACAAAGACAAAGCCTTGGTGAAACTAATACATCAAATTGTTGGTTTGGTACTGTAAATAGTGCTATTTTATTTACAAATTTGAGTTCAAATGATGCATTTGTATGGAATGCAGATGGATCGGGCTTTGAACTAGACACTGATGATATAATTGATATAGTATATGCATATGAAGCTTAGTAAAAAAATACTAAGTTTCATATATTATTAACACTGTGTCTGATGTAGATAAGTGATAACCAGCTACATTACCATTGAAATATAAACCACTCCCTTGTTTTATTTGACTATAAGAAAGCACTGAAGCACCATTATCATCACTAAAATAACATGGTTCAGTAACAACCCCGTTTCCTATTGCCTGAGCTTGTCCATTTATAAATACTCTAACACTTGTTATTAGATTAGGTGTTCCACTTATATCAATACCAGTATATCGATTAATATCACTAGTTGCTCCTAATGGATTTTCTCTTTGGGATATAGTATCAGAAGATACAATTTCAGTACTTGGCAACCACTTGAATTTACCATCCTCATTTGATAATATATATCCATTAATAGCATCACCATGAATACTAGTGTCCAATTTACCAACATCTATACTATTATCTATTACATCAAATGAATAAGATGTATCATCACTATTTTGTACTTCTGTTACTTGAATAGTATCTGTGCTTGAAAATTCTAGTGATGATGACTCTATAAGCGATATAAGTTTATACTCTCCTTGATTATCAAATACACCATCGTTTATGATTACAAGAGAGCCGTTGGATATTAAAACCTCACCATAGTTTAATAGAGTTCCTTCTATTTCTAAATCACCATATATCAAATATTGGTGATTTTCTGGTACTATAATATAATCATCAGCTGCAATTTTATTTTGTACCTTTAAAGAATCATTTGAATAATGTTGTATTAGTTGAAAAAATTGACCATTATATAAAAGTGAGTATATCACTCCTGATTTAATATCATTAGGTACTATATTTACTAAACCATCATCGCTAGCTTTTTTTATAATAATATCACCTAATCCATTTATATTAATAGTCGATTGTACGCTAGTATTGTCAATATCAAATGATGTAAGTAATATAGTGTTTTTGACATATTCACTATACTCAGTCTCTGTTGTTGATTGGTATGAAATACCATCTTGTGATGTTGTATTAACTTCTATAACTTGGTTTAAATTCTCTTTAATCCAGACACCATCTGGGTATACACCATCATATCTATAAACTGCATTTTTTTGGTCATTAATCCTGATAGAATCACCATTGTTAGGTTCTGTTTCTAACCATTCAGATGAATTCCACTCGAATACTATACCAGGAGATTTACTATCCCATATACCACTCAATGAATCACCATCTCCTAAACCACCTAGATATCTAGAACCAGTTTGTGGTGTGCTAACTGGTGATGTTATAATTGATTTAACAGAGTCTAACCATTGTGAAGATCCAGAAGATTCTCCACTACTAAACTCAACCCAGTTATTATTATTTGTTATTACCTCATCTACCTCGTCAAATATTAATTGGTATGTTTTATCTTCTGATTTTACATAACAAAGCATACCCCAATCCCTTCTTTCCTCGATAATACTATTTCTATTAGATATATCATCCTTGGAATGTACACCACCCTTTATCTCCGAGGAAAATGCAGATGCTATTGGATCTAAAGAATCATTCGGTCTTATTGATGCAGTTATTAGTGTTCCAGTATTTTGACTCATTTGCTTATTTTATTTTTAATTCTTTATATTAACTTATTTGAAAAGTTCCTATCGGTGAATTTTGAACCGTGTTTGTTATCCATATCTCATAATTTGATACAAATCCGTGTATATTTTCAAATGTCCAATCTGTTCTAACTCTAGTAAATGCACTATTTGGTTGTCCATTAACTGTGAAACTAGGTGTTTTTGATCCAGATACAGAACTTGGCCATGCAAATATCAAATGTTGTCCACCCCCATTTATGCCATTATAGTTTTTATTTTTAGAGTTCGATAACTCATTCCCATTAAGACCCTTTATAAGTTCAGAAGTTACAAGACCTGATATGGCAACAACTGCTCCTGGATTACTACTTAGATTCGGGTTATTTAGACTACTTAAATTTATTGTACCCCAATAAATTCTATTTTGCCATATTAGGTTAACAGAACTATTACTTGTTTCTGTACCATCTGATGATGACATAGAAAATTGGTTAGTTTCTTGTGAGCTACCAGTTACACTGTGTGTACCAGATGTTAATTTAGTACCACTTTGGTCTAATCCAGTTGGTACAAATGACTGACCATCAACTATTATAGACGTTATTGTTTCTGATACCTTACCAACCCGCCAGTTTAGCGTTAAGCTATTAGTTGATAAACCAGAAGGATTGCCAAATTCTCTAATACTAGCACCTGATAAGGTTAATGATGATGATAATGGTATATATGGATATAATAATTTATTCCACATTTCTTGCATATCAGTTGGATTCTCAAATGTTGTCCCAGCATCTATACCACCAACTTTAACAGGTACTGGATCTGAATTCACGAATGTTGTGTCATTCGAACCATTTGCATCCTCTGAGCGTAACCATAGAGTATATATACTATCCCTAATATCTTTTGCTGCTATAAGGTTAGTGTTATTATCTTTTAATTTATTTATTACTACAAGTAAATCATCTAACTCGTTAGATAATGTTGATCCACTTCCTACTGTACGTGCTGCCATATAAAAATTAATACTTTTTATTATATATTAATTTTAGAATTTCAGTTTATGTAAGATTTATTCAATATGTTTATATTCTATCCTTTAACTCCCATATAAAGTATTTATTGTTATCATTCTTCACTAAATCACCATTTATAATATCTGATATAATATCTATTAAATTACTATCACTTCCAAATTCTAATCTTTTTGAAAGAACACGTTCTAAGTTTTCTCTTGTCATTAAATCAAACATTCTTATTGTTATGTTATCACTTAGTATAACATCTTTATTCTTTAACTCATTATAATAGAAGTCTATTACATTACCTTTTATGACCTCCATATCTTCATCTGTATAAATAATAACATTTACATCCTTATAAGACCAAGCACTGACTCTAAAAAGTCTTTTATCAGTATCAACTATATCTATATCACTTAGATTAGTGTCATAGTAATCTGCAAGGTATTTTTCCATAGAAACATTTGCCTTACCCAAACCTTTGTATAAAGTAGTTTCTAGTTCTACTAAATTATAATCTTCTGATTCAAAGAACTTGTAATTTTCAAATGTCATTATACTATCTTTTTCCATAGCTACTCTATCTTCTATAACGTCTTTTAAGACCTTATCAGCACCTTTAATACCATTTAACTTATTCTTTGTAAGGAAGTTATCAAACCTCTTTGTACCAGGCTTTAAATACCTTTTTAATCGACTTGGTTTTATTTTCCACTTTTCTATATATTGATCAATTAAAGAATTGATAATTTCATAGTACTTATTAGCATCCTCTCTGTTATTTATAGACATTATGTTATTAATTTTTATGTCTTTATATATTAAAAACGAATAGCTTATAATTAATATATATGGTTCAAACTACTTATTAGCAAATTAAAACTTGTTAATGCAAAACAATATATTAATATATAGACTATGAATTTAAGAGAGGTAAGAGCTTATTATAATACTAAACCAGTTGAGTTTGTTTTAAAGGAAAACTATAACTTAGTAGAGGATAGGGAATACATCCCTAGATTTTCGCTTAAAAATGTTAAAGAAATACAAGATGTTCCGATTAACCAACCAATAAAATATTCTGAAAAAATAGCAATTAAAGCCATAAAATATGGTATGATTTTTTTAGTAAACTATAAAGGTGCAGAAGATGACCACTTTGCTGGACATGAAAGAGTTGTTTATTTTATGGTGCTTGGTCGTTCATCTAAAGGTAAGCCTTTGCTTAGAGGGTGGCACATGAATGGTTGGTCAGTATCTAATAAAAGACATATAAATAAGATATGGAGACTATTTAGAACTGATAGAATATTATCAATGACATTTACTGGCTCTTTTTATAGATTACCACCTAGTGGCTATAATGCTAATGATAAGGGAATGAGAGGTGGTATAATAGCTAAAGCTGATTTTAATCAGATAAGAAGAAACCAACAGAACTTAGTTAAGCAAAATACAATACAAAATAGAGATGATATAACTATTGGTGATGAGAAAAGGAAATTTGCAACAGTTGTTGTAGAAACAACTGACACACAACTAAACTTAGACAAACCAATGGACAATGCTTATATAAATAATGCAAAGGATTTACAAAGTATTAGAATTTCTTTTTGTAAATCAGTATATGGGTCAAAATATATTGCTATATTAGGAGCATTGGGACAACCTGGTAATACAGTAAAAGTTTTAGACCAAAACAATAAGCAAGTGGGTGTCTTTAAAGTACTAGATTCTATAACTGGGCAAGTATTAAAGAATATAAAAGCAGTAAAGGGAAATAAATTATATGACCTTTATGTATTTGATAAAAAATTATAATATCTATGAAATATCTAAACCACATATACGAAGAACTAAGCATTTCTGATTTAAATCACAAAAACCTTAATAAGTACATAGACAACCTATTATTTAGACTAGGTGAATACGAAAGCTATATAGTAGAAGATGCAGAAAAGCTAAAATCTATTGATGTTAAGATAATAATTAGAGAGTTAAGAAATGAATTTACAGACGAGTTTATAAAAGAGCTTAAACTAACAAGCTTTATCTTAAACATAAATGAAATACTTAGACAAGATAACAAACATTCTAGAAGGTTAGTAATTAACACTTTTAAAAGATATTATGCTTATCTAGAAAATATTAAAAAAGATAAGGTTAATAAAGAGATTGAATCTATTAAGGGATTTGATACTTGGAAAAAATACGTAAATAAGAAATAATATATAAAGAAAATAATCAACTAATATGAAAAAAATAAAAATACAAAAGTTTAACGAGTCACATGAAGGAAAAAGTGAGAACTATATGTTTTTTGCTAACCTAAATCATGTTTGTAGAATGGTATCAGAGATGATGTGTATGGATAAGGGTGATGTAGATGAAATCTTAAAACAACATGATTGGGCAAATGACCACCTATCTAAATCTATGGAGTCAATACAACACGTTTATAATTTTCTATTAGCATGTGAAAAGGGTGAAAATCCAGAAGTACCAGAAGAATGTAGAGACACACAGCACCACGATATGCATAGTGGTGACACACAAGGACACGATACACATAGTGGTGAAATGCACGATGATGAAATGCATAGCGAAGAAGAAATGGAAGAAGATATGAAAATGGAATCTAAAATATCTAAGTTTAAAGACTTTAAATAATAGAATAAAATTTGTAAGTAAAAAGGACCATTAGTTTGGTCTTTTTTTTTGAATTATACCCAACAAAATATAATATAATAATATAACTGATATGAGTACAAGTAAATCATATGACCAAGCTGAGGTAGATAGAATAGAGAAAGCAAAAGAGACTAACGAAAAGCTAGAAATTTTTTTTGAAAACAAAAGGAAAGATTGGAACAATAAAGTGAAGCCAATATTTGAGGTTTTAAAATTAGATCCAACAAACCCTGGTAACTCTAAAAAATTACTAGACTACCAATCTATGGCATTGGTATATAGACAAGATATAAATGACCAAATAAACCTATTCCTTAATAAAAGGAGCAAAGAGTCTGTAAAGTTAAAGGGATTAAAGCAAGAGAAGTTTATATTCTATGCAACAGGCTTTGGTATAAAAACCAATCTAGGAGAAAAGGGCATATTGATAGATGGCCATATAGCACAAAATCAAAGAACTATGGAACTTATAGAGTCTTACATTCAGTTTCTAAGAGATACTGTCAAAAATATTGAATCCTTTGGATATAGTATTAAAAACATAATTGAATTATTAAACTACTTAGGTAGCCAATAGAGAGAACGCAATATGAATAATATAAGTTTTAAGTTGAAAAAAAATTGGGAAATTAAGTCTGACTTACTTGAAAATGGATCTCAAATTATCTTCTATGAGGGTCATATATTCGAACCAGATGAAAATAGTTTATATGTGATAAGTAGCCCAGTTGGTACTAGGACACTCTCGCTAGAACAGATGAGAGAACATGATAAATTTATGGAAGTAAAGCAACATAATATGAATATAACTAATACTGATGATGAGGTAACTAATGATGAAGTTGTTAATAACTGGAGAATACAACTTGATGTCAAAACTACTAAAAGTAAGCTCAAAGAAGTTCAGGTATTAATTGAAAAGCATATATATCCAATTCTTTAACTCTTAACCTTTGCCTTCTTTGTATTACTAACACTTTTTTTACCCTCTTTACCAGCTTTAATCTTTTTGGTAACAGTAGCCTTTCTTTCACTCTTTGATAATGACTCGGCTTTTTTCCTAGGTAAACACCTTTGCATACTTTTTCCTTCTGGCATACTCCCACAAGATCCTGCTATATTACCTTGTGTATCTATTCTAACCCAATCATCGTCAAACCATTTGTCTAGAGCTTCATTCTTCTTCCAAGAACCACCCCAACTATTATATTTTTTAACTGCTGCACCATTTGAGTAAGCACTAGGATATACATCAAAGCCTTTACCATCATTCGGAGAGTCGTATGTCTCGCCTTTGTGTCTAACAGATGCAACACCACCGTGTCTAGTTCCCTTAACCCATCTAAGTGCTTTCTGCCAAAGTTTTTTATCAGTTGCAGTGTTTCCTTTGGACTCATTTTTCGAAAAATCTTGAAATTTAATTAAAGTTTTTCTATCTTCCATAACACCTATCAATTGTTGTATCTCTTTCTCTATCATAGAAAGACCTTCATCAACAGAAGATACCTTTTTACTAAAATCTATTTTATTCCCAACAATCTTCATCATAAACAAATCATCAATCTCAAACTCAAATCTTATTGGGTTATCATCTATCACAAAATTTACAATTAGTTCATTATCATTATCCCCTTCCCATTGATACATAAGGTCAGATCCATTTGTAGAGTTTTTCAACAAATCACTCAACTCCTGCATCTTAGCATTTATATTATCAGAGTCTTTACTTTCGTTTATAAAATTTAAATATTTCTTTATCATAATACTATATATTATTTTCAAAACTTGTATTTGTTACATATTATCATAATCTAAATCTTCTAAGCCTAAATAATCCATAAACTCACCTATTGCATTATTAGTATCTTCTTTACTGAAGTAGCCAGTGAGTTCCATTACAATATCACCTTCACTCATTCCATTCAGTATCGATTTTTTAAAAATTGAATATAAACCAGTATATACACGTCCTTGTAATTGTCCTTCAAAATTACTTGGAGAGTACTGTGCATGTCTTGATGAAGAGTTTGGTGGTGTGCCTTTCTTAACAGCACCAGATGATATATCGGAAAAAAACTCAACACCATCAACAACAATGTTGCCTCTAGTATTAATCTCTACTTTTCTACCAAATAAGCTAAGTATTTTACTTTTTTTACTTTCTTTCATCATTCTTTGTTTAAAGCTATCTATGTTTTTCATCTTGTGTTATTTTTTTTTATACAAATATATATTAAATAAGAAGTATGGCAAAACTTATAATGATATATTCAACTATTTAATACTTATGGTCTATAACATTATAATGTCTGTTGTATGTAATACATTATAGTTTATTTATGACAACAAATTATTTTTTTCAAATACAAATACAAATAAATAAAATGTCTGATAAAATAAAATTCAAAATTAAAAATGATATGTTTCCCGATTTCATATCAAAATTAAAAGACTTAACGAATATTGATAAGACAATAAAGTTAAAAATAGACAGGGATAATATACTTATGTACTCTATGCTAGGTAGTGGTTCTATAATGGTAGCTTTTAAAAATTATATCCTAAAGACTAGCGATTATCTAGAAACAAAAGAAGATATAGAATACACATACGATATTATTATCACTAGTTGTGATAAGTTTGTAAAGAATCTTAGTTTTATAAAAGAAGAAGATTTAATTGGTATGGTTATTACACATAGAGATTCTAATGAGAATGATGATGTTAGGGTTGCTAGAAAAATAGAAATAAAGGGTGGTAAACTAAAAGTAAATTGGCTAGCAGGTGAGTACTATGAGGTGAGAGATTTAACCAAAGAAAAATTAGAAGAAAATCTTGACTTAGACAATAGAACTTGGAACTTTTCTCTTACACAATCACAATTTAGTGATGTGAAGAAGCTATCAAAAATAAACACTGACAATATAATAACGTTCAATGTTGATAAAGGAAAAGTATCTATATTTGAAAGAGCAGCATGGGATTTAGAAATTGGGATGATAGAAAATATTGATAAGAACTTTATATTTAATAAGAGGTTTTTAAAGTGTGTTGATGAAACAATGGAAAACATAGAGTTTAGTTTGTTCGACACTTTCATACTTGTCAAAAACAACGATAACAATCTGATGTTGTCATATGAACAAGATTTTTCAGATGAAGATTTATAAAAAAATAAAAAATATATGATTGATAGAGATAACGACTTAGACTTAAAAAAACCTATTTTTGTTCTATATGTTAATGGTGAAGGATATTCAAGACATAATACAGAAGAAAAGATAGATCATTACAAGCATTACTTAGAAAAAGATAATATAACACTTGTTGTTATTGTATCCGATAGGGATTCATTAGAAATAGTGTGGAATGGTAGTGATTACATGAAATCTGATCAACTACTACAAACTGATATTGATAAGATAAAGAAAAGTATGTGTAAAATATATGAAGTGGTATCCGAAGATATTACAGATGCTAACATAAAAAGAAAGTTAAGAAAATATCTAATAGAAGATATACTAGATGAATAAAAAAGTAATACACGGCGACTGTTTTGACTATATGCCAAATATAGCAAGTAAAAGTATAGACTTGATATTTGCAGATTTACCATATGGGACTACTAAGTGTAAGTGGGATTGTATTTTACCACTAGATAAACTATGGTTAGAATATAAGAGAATAATCAAAGATGATGGTGCTATATTATTGTTTGCTCAGACACCATTTGATAAAGTTTTGGGAAGCTCTAATTTAGAAATGCTAAGATATGAATGGATATGGGAGAAAACACAATCTACTGGGTTTTTTAATGCAAAGAAAATGCCTATGAAATCGCATGAGAATATTTTGGTATTTTACAAAAAACTACCAACTTACAATCCACAGATGACAAATGGGCATAAACCTATGAATTCATATACTAAGAAAGCATCTGTTCAGAATAAGACAAAAATATATGGGAAGGTAGATAAAGATGTAAGTGGGGGTGGTGAAACAATAAGGTATCCTAGAAGTGTACAGATATTCCCTTCTGATAAGCAAAAAAACAAATTAAATGGAACTATACACCCAACACAAAAGCCGTTAAAACTTATAGAGTTTTTCATAAAATCGTATACAAATAAGGATGACTTAGTATTAGATAATGTAGCGGGTAGTGGAACAGTTGCCGTTGCGTGTGAGAACTTAGAAAGAAATTATATAGTCATTGAAAAGGAAATAGAGTATTATAATATTATATTGAAAAGATTAGAAATTAATAAAAATTTATGAAATTACATTAAACATAGTACTTAGTAAAAACTATAAATAAAAACGAATAATAAACAAAAACTCTATGAAGGCTGAAACCAAAAAAGAAATAGAGTCATTGAAAAAACAAGCGAGCAAGCTAAAAAAGGAAGTTGATTACTACAACGCCTTACAGCTTGCTCTTTGTTAACCCCCGCTAATTTATTTAGGGGGGGGTGGATGACTAAAATTAGTATTAAACGGAAGCTATGGTGCTTTTGCTGCTCCTTACTTTATCTTATATAATAACCACGTTGCTGGTACTATTACATCAGAAGGTAGGGAACTTACAAAAAAGATGGACAAAGATAATGAGGACTATTGGTACAAACAATGGCACTTAGACTTTGAATTGCATAAAAAACTATACATTGATAATGTAACACAAATATCTGAAAAAGAACCAGTTAGTATATATGGTGATAGTGTAGATGGGAAGTCCATTATAAATACACTAGAGGGTAAATTTACGATAAAAGATCTTTATGATAAACAAAATAAATTATCTATCAGAAAAGATAAAGAAGTTATACCTGTTAACTTTAAGTCATTAAATTGGACTGATGATGAAAAAATACATTATTCTAAGGTGAAGAATATAATTAGACACAAAACTTCTAAAAAGAAATGGAAAATAAAGAGTGGTGGTAAGGAAATCATTATAACAGAAGATCATTCCCTAATTGTTTTTAGAAATGGTGAAAAAATGGAAATAAAACCAAAGGAATTAAAAAGTGGTGATAGAGTTATAATACATAATTAAAAAGACTATAGACAGAATAGAACTAGCATATGAAAAAAGAAAATTATAAACTTTTAGAAATTGAAAGTGTAGAAGAAATTGGAAGCTTTGAGGATGAATACGTATATGATTTAGAAATGGAAGACGAATCACATACCTTCATAGCAAATGATATATTAGTACATAACACAGATTCAATTTTTGTATCATTCAAACCATGTATGGATCACTGTGATTGGAAAAATAAAGTATTTAACAAAGAGTATTTAAACTCTATTGATAAACCATTCATAGTATTATCAAGAACTAAACTAGATATAGACAATCCAAATTTAGTTGGGAAGATTATATCTAATAATAACACGGAAGATGATATTGATAAATTTGAAGAACTTTTAAAAAAGCCACATGATTTAATTTTAATGGATGGGTTTTACTCTAATAACAGAGATATAGTAAAAATTGTTAAAGACATGAACTTTGGTGATAATCTAATCTGGAACTGGTCTAATGAAGTTGACTTTATCAACGGGATTGACCAAATAAGATTTGCTAACTTCTTCAAACAAATGCTTGATGAACATGCTGATAGTTATGGTGTTGAGAATAAAGAAGATTTTGAATTAGAAAGAATATCAGAGTCTATTATCAATATAGCTAAGAAAAAGTATATCCAACACATATTATTCGAAGATGGAATTCCTTATGAAAGAATGGATTATATATTCCCAAAAGGTGTTGAATTAGTTAGATCATCAACACCCGCATTTGCTAGAACTAAGATTGTTGATATTGTAAAGTATTTATTTTCTCACCCAGATACATTTAATATAAAGGATTTGTTAAGATTAGTTAAAGACCTTAGAAATGAGTTTGAATTAGCAGATATTGATGATATATCAATGCAATCTTCCGTTTCTAAATATGATGTTAAGGTTATAAACGATAAGTCGTTACCACTTCAATTTGTAAGTGGTGCACATTTTGCAGTCAAGTCGGCAGCACATCACAACTATCTATTAAACGAGAACAAGTCACTACAAAATAAGTACGAGTTTATAAAATCTGGGACTAAAATAAAGTACTATGTTTGTAAGGATAAAAAGATAACAGGTATGTTTGCTTATATAAGAGGATCTTATCCTATCGAAATGGCACCAGAGATTGACTATGATACACAATTTTCTAAGTCTATACTATCACCTATAAATTCTATTATAGAGCCACTAGGGATGCCAGAAATAACCAAAAGGTTATCAGTGGTAATGGATATATTCTCTGGGTTTGGTATGTCACCAAATAAAAAGAAAAATGACGATGATGATTTGGGAGATATTCACGATGATGGCGATGATTTTCCATGGTAATTAAAACAAAACTCTTACTATTTCATATAATAGTAAGAGTTTTTTAATTATGCATATAAGGAAGGAAATAATACAAGGTGTTGAATATAATTTCTATAATGATATAGATTATAAAACTGTCTTAAATCACTGTAACGAAGGCACAGATGGGTTTATGTATATTCTTATTAAAGATTTAGAAGAAGAAAGCAAAAAATTTGAAAGAAGTTCTAAAATAAATAATATATTAAATAATACACCAATACTTACAATTGATAATATAAATAACTCATACATATCATCTTACCTTTATGGGTCAGAAGACATTGATACATTTTTGAGTATAATAATAGATAAAATAAGAAGAGATTATAATAATACCAAGTACTAGGAGAGTAAACCATATATTTAGTGAACTACTTAACCGCTAAAGGCGGTTAAGTTTCAAGAGTCAACACTTCCTCTAATGAGGACAGTTCGTCATGATTTTCGGTGGCAGTCCCTGACACCGTATTATTTTTAATTAAAGCAAAGTTTTTAATGTTTATAGCTGCATTAATATCTCTATCATGTTGTGCGTTACACTCCTTACAAGACCACTCACGGTCTTTAAGCGTTAATTCGTGGTTTATGTCTCCACAACTAGAACAAGTCTTGCTAGAGGGATCGTATCTACCTATTTTAAGTAGATTAACACCATACCAATCACATTTGTATTCTAGCATAGTGGTAAACATACCCCACCCAACATCTGAAATAGCCTTGGCTAGTTTTCTATCTTTCATCATGCCTTTAATATCTAAATCTTCTATAGCTATAGATTGGTTCTCTTTAACTAGTCTAGAAGATTCCTTATGTAAAAAGTCTTTCCTTTGAAAAGCCGTTTTTTCATGTATTTTTGATAATTTCCTTTTAGTACGTACTCCTTTGTTTCTAGAGTATTTCCTTTGTGTATATTTTAACTTTGATTCATTATTTTTTAAATATCTAGGATTATTGACTTTATCTCCTTTTGAGAATACCATAAAATCTTTAATGCCTAAATCTATACCAATGGTCGTCTCAGCTTTTATGACTGGCTTAGGCTTTCTGCCTACACCAGTATCACATGATATGCTTACATAATACTTACCAGTTGGTCTTCTAGATATAGTAGCGAACTTTATCGCTCCCTTTGCCGCTCTATGCAACTCAATTTTTATACCTTCTCTGAATTTAGGTATGGATAGTTTTCCATCATCAAAATATATATTTTGTGGTATATGGAACGATTGCTTACCACTCCATTTAGACTTAAATTTAGGATAGCCACTTGTTTTTCTACGAAATCTTTTAAAAGCATTATCTAGGTTTTTAATTGGTGCTTGTAAGGTTTGGCTATTTATTTCTTTTAACCACTCAACATCTTTTTTAAGACCAGGTATTTGCTTTATTAGGTAGTAACAATCAAAAGGAGTTGTTTTATTTTCGTTAGAAGAATTGTTTACCTCCAACCCTATATTATATATGAATCTAGCAGAACCAATATGTTTATTGATTAGTTCTACTTGTTCCTTATTTGGATATAATCTGTACTCAAATGCTCTTAACATAATGTATATATTAATAAATATCCCTTCTCTATTACTATTCTAGATTTTATTTGTATATTTGCCTACGCCTTACATCACATCGGCTGAAGACCAATGTGTTTCACGACATGATTTTATAAATTAATATATAGTATATAAAAATAATGTAAAATATGAATGCCCTTATGAGATATGATGGTTATACATCAAGTGATAGAGTGGATGATTTACTAGATAAAATATTAAGATATGGAATTGGTTCTATAACAGAACTTGAAATATCATTTTTAGACTCATATTCATGTAATGAAGAAGAATCCATACATAATATTATAATAAAAGAAGAATCTGAAAAGGTTTTTGAAGATGATGATAGTAACTTTAGGTTTGAGTATTCACATACTGAAATTCTTGATGAAGAGAGGCATTTTATAGGTACTCTATATGTACCAGATATGATTTTAAATAAAAGACATAAAATAGAAGGTATATTAAGTGGTAAAATAATATTATTCCATAATGGTACTACATCACCAGACTTTTATCATTTTATTGATAATAAAACACATTACGATGTATTTGAGTTCTGTTCTAGACTAGAATATGAATTAGATATGTTTATTGATTATGTAATAGGTGAGATAACTAATAATGATTTCGAATCAAAGGTTTAAGGTTTAAATTTTAAAGATTTCTGGGTAAGTCAGCATCTGTATCTTCTGGCTCTATATTCTCATCATCCTCTAAATCGCTATAAAAGTCTTCCTCCTCTAAATAATATTCATCAGATTTTCTTCTTTTTTCTTTCTGTATCTGATTAACATAATAACCAGCGATTATAAATTCAGTACCAGCCCAAAGTAAAAACTCTGACATTGTCATAAATTTATAATGGTGTAATAAATATAATACCATACCAGTCTGTCCTATTATAAAACCAATTGATGATTCAAACCTTTTCTTAGAGAAAAATGATGGCTCATCAGAATATATTTTACAAAATTCTCTAATCACCCATTTCAAATTCATCCAACCAAAGAATCCGTATATAAATATGTTTCTATTTTTTTTAGTATCAGTACAATTGTCACTACATCTTCTTTTACTAGTACCTGTTTTTAAATTTACTTGAATAGTTTTATTGCCTCTTGATCTACTCTTTGACACATCTAGGTTAATTACGTATCTCTTTGATTTCTTGTTTTCCATACAGTATATATTATTTTATGAAAATAGATTATTAATATATAAGCCATATTTGATTATGGGCTTAACGAAAACATTACAATCTTTGCTAAAAGAGCAAAACAAACACTTTATATCGGTTGATAATAAGTTTTTCAAAAGATGGAAATATATTATTATACTTATTATGAAAATGAATCCAAATTATAAACATTGTGTTATATACAGAAAAAGGTATAAAAGACTAAATTACTTTGTGGTTGTTGGGTTAAAATATAGTGGTGAAAATGTTAAGAGGAGAACTTCGGGATTTGCTAAAAGATATATAAACCGACATAGAAATTATAGATGTATATATTGTGATGATAAGTTAAATTATGATAATGCTACTTCTGATCATATAATACCAATAAGTAGTGGTGGTAATAACACGAAGGTTAATTTAATTGTGTGTTGTAGATACTGTAACAACGAAAGGGGAAATACTCCATTTAGAGAATACTTAAGATATAAAAACAAAAACTATAGAAGTATAAAATTCATATAGTGTTTATAAGTATTTTAAAGCCTCTATCTTCTTGGAATAATCAATATCGTTATAATTTGGCTTATATTTGTTTTTAGGAATCCATTTTAAGTCCATGACATCCTTGCTAAAGAAACCCTCTAGGTCAAGGCTTTTGTAAGCATTTGGTTTTACCTCACATAGTTTATTTAAGTCCTTAACTTTTGATATTTTATGTAACAATCTAAATGGGTCTTCAACATTTTTTTTATCAACAATATCTTCAAATAACTTTTTCCATAAAAATACAGGATATCCTTCTATTATTTTTTCTTGTGATTTCTTAAACCCTGCTAGGTCATTATCGAAAAAATATCTTAAATCTAAGTCATTAGTTTCTAAGAAGCGATAATCGGTGTTTATACCAACCATACCAAGACTATTAGGAAAAAATAAAGAATCTAAATATCCCTCAAATATAGTTAGTGGACTAGAAAAGTCTACATTTAATATATTAAAATAGTAAGATAGTTTATTATAGATAACCATCTGATTTATATCTGGTTCTTCAACATTTTCTTTACCATGGTTGGTCCATTCTAAAAGGTTTTCATAATTGTATATTTTAAACATTCTTCTTTTCCCCATCTTCAAATTACGAATTTGCATACCAAGAACCTTATCATCTCTTTTGTTGAGCATTATTATAATCCATTGAGATTCATTTTCGTTTATCCAAAATTTACCTTGATAAATGTTAGTATGTGCAGAAGGTGGTATTCCTCTATCTACTAGATACTTATATATACCACTATTAGTAACAATTGGCTTAAAATCTGATATCGGTGTTATATTTTCATTGAATACTCTTTCAAGTTCTGATAAATCAATTAAGTCATCAAACTTAGCATCTACAAAATCATTACTATAATCAGTATATGTCATAACACTATCTAGATATTCAATCATTTCTAATTTCTTATCAGGATCTATTTGTTCATTATGGTCTTTGGCAAACTTATCTAATGTAGTTTTTTTATCACAGTTAAAGCATACGTAAAAAAGTCTATTCAAATATAAGTTCCCTCTCTTAGCATTATTATTATTATGACTATCTCCACAGTAAGGGCATGCAAAATTGAATCTATCATTATAATCAATGACTTTTCTTTTCTGTGTGTTAGAAAATTCTTTACTAACTACCTTCTGTATTATATTTTTTATGTAATCTTTATCCATCATTATATATATAGTTTTAATGTAACTAAGTTCACTATATGATTGACATTTAACTATAATTTGGTATAATGTTGATTAGTTTCCCTCTTTCTTAGAATTTTTATTCTTATCTATGCTTTTTCGAGATTTCTTTCCTTTAAATTCCTTATTAAGTTCTCTTCTTTTATCAACTAGTTCTTTAGATAACTTAGCTAAATATTCTGTTTGTTGGTTATGTTGATTAGCAAAGTCGTCTTGTCTATTATCTGGTCCTTGTGGATAAAGCCTACTAGTCATGTTTCCAAATTGTGTAAGTGATAGTACTGAACTTTCTTTACCAGGTGTTGATATTTCTTCATCAAACTTTTTAATGGTCTTAGTAACATTGTCAGGATTTTTAGTTCTCTTAACAACATACTTTATAATATTGGGAAACTTTTCTTTGGTTATGTTAGCTATTAAATCTTCTATGTGTTTGGCATTTTTTAAATCATCATCAGAAAATCCTAATATAGCCTTTATACCAACTCTATCAGAAAATGCATTTATCCTATTCTTAAACTCTAGAAGTGCTTCTCCTTTAAGTACTTCTGTATTGGTGGTTATACCACCCCTAGAAGGTGATGAAACACCAATAAACTCACAATTCTTTAAATATTTTTTAACTAATTCGTTTTCCGTAGGTATTCCCACTAAAACTCTCTCATATTCTTTTTCATAATTGAACAAATATGCAAATTTTAGTAAGTTATTGTACATTAGGTACAACTCTTCCTCTGTTAGTATATTGTCTATAATCCAAGAAACACCCTTAATTATGGATTCTCTTTCATGTCCTCTTGCAGTAATTATAGAAAAAATTGAACCATTTGTCAAACACTCTTTAAAGTCTTGCCAAGATGGTCCATAATTTTCTTTACTAATAGCTTCCTTCACATCTAATAAAAAAGCATTATCTTCCCTGAGTCCATCGTCTCTGAATTCAGAAAAGGCTTTCTCTGGATTGTTATTAGACAATCGCCATTTATCAGAAGCATCTCTAACATTTGCATAAAAAGATGTAGAAATGCTTTTTTCAACCCATTTACCATCAACCAACTCTTCCATATGTATCGGTGTTGACATATCTAATACGTTATCATCCCAATCGAAACTATAATATAGGAGGTATTTATCCGAACTAGATTCGGATATGTATTGGTTAAAGCTTTTGAGCATTGGTATTATTTTTTCCTTTTTGAAAAAGAGTCAAAAGATTCTAATGCAGGAAGCTCTTGTGCTTCATCATCATCTTCATCATCATCTCCTTGAGCCTGTCCTTCTTCATCGAAGTCATCCTCTTTTTCAAAGTCATCAAAGCCTTGAACATCATCACCTTCTTCTTGTGATTGTCCTTCTTCTTGATCACCTTCTGTCAATTCAATAGTAAATTCTTCTACTACTTCATCGTCTTTTTCTGCCTTTACCTCAATAAATCCGTCTTTTTCACAAACTTCGATACAGTAATCGCCTATTTCAATTTTAGTTTTCATATAATTAATTATTTTTTATTATATATTAAAAATCTACATCCCTTTTATATAATAAAAATCCACTTGTTTTTAACATAAACAAGTGGATCTGGTATATTTGTTCCTTTACCTATTTCTTAGTTTTTTTAGTAGGTGCTTTTTTAGTAGGTGTCTTCTTAGTTGATACTTTTTTAACATCTTTCTTAACATCTTTCTTAACATCTTTCTTAGGGACTTTCTTCTTATTAGGTTTTTTCTTTTTAAAATCACCATCTTTTAAAGTCTTTTTCTTTACTTTTTCAACTTTTTGTAAAGGCTTACTAGGATTTTTCACAATAGGTTGTGCCACTCCAATGCTTGGTTCTTTTTTATCTGTTTTAATACCAAATAATTTCTTGAAAAATTTAATAATTGCTTTTATCATTTTTAGTTTATTTTTTCAGTATATATTATAGAATACAAATCCCTTTTTGTTAAAAATAGTAAACAAACCACCTAATTTAATATATAACATTATATGAAATTTAGGTATAGTAAGGAAAATGAGGAATTAATAGTATCAGAAGCATCTAGGATAGAATACCACCAAATGAGTATTTGGTTAACAAGACACGTAAAGGGATATAGGTATATGCCACCATTTAAAATGGGTGTGTGGGATGGTAAGCAGAAATACTTTAGAGATGGTAAAATAAATTTGGGACTGTGGAAAGAAGCTCTTAGAGGGTGTTCTGAAATAGGCGTTTCTTTTAGTGTAGATAATAAAGAAGATTTCCCAATAAACAGAGATGTTACATTAGATAAAGTTACTAAATTCTGTGATAACTTTTTTAAGACACACAAAGTAAAAAATAAAAAAGGCGAGTGGGTTAAATTTATGCCATATGAACACCAAATTCAGTCAGCATATAAGATACTTAAAAACAGATATTGTATGGCAGAAGTTGCCACATCTGGTGGTAAATCACTTATAATATCAATAGTTTTATTCTATACTTTGAAAAATATAAAAAAGGATGCTAAATTTCTAATAATAGTACCTTCTATAACATTAGTTACCCAGTTCTATGATAATTTTATAGAATATAATTTTGGTGACAATAATTTAGTAGATATGAAAGAGAAAGATTCTGAAGAAATACTAAATAAAAAACACAAACCATGTGATATAAGGGTAGAAGAAGTTATGTCAGATAAACCTAGAAAACATTCAGGTGAAAAAAATGCCAATGTCTATATAGGAACATATCAATCCTTGGAAAAGTGGCCAAAGACATTCTTCGAAAAATTTCACACAGTTGTTACTGATGAGGCACATGGTGCAAAATCGAAGTCACTGACTAAAATACTCAAAAGGACATTTGGTACTGCATACTCTAGATTTGGTGTATCTGGTACATTCCCAGAAGAGGATACTTGTGAGATATTGACTATACAATCTGTATTAGGTCCAAAAATAACAGAGGTATCAGCAGATGAATTAAAGAAAAAGGGAATCATATCTGATATGCAAATAAAGGCAGTTATAATGAATCATAATGATCCAGAATTTGGTGATAAAGTTAAACAAATACGTAAGGCTGGAATGGGTAAAGAAGCATTAGGCATAGAAAAGGATTATATACACATATCTGATAAAAGACTTAATTTAATAAAGAAAATAGTTAATAAGTGTGATAACAACACATTAGTGTTATTCCATACAATAGAATATGGAAATACTGTCTTAAAGGAATTAAGAGAAAGCCTACCAGACAAAGAGTTCTATTATATTGATGGTGGTGTTAGTGGCAAAGATAGGGAAAGGATTAAAAAAGAAATGGAAAACACAGATGGGAAAACTAAGGTCTTAGTTGCAAGCTATGGAACATTGAGCACTGGTGTCTCTATAAATGCTATTTTTAATATATTGTTTATAGACTCGTTTAAATCTGAACAAGTTATTATACAATCTATTGGTAGAGCGTTAAGGTTACATGATGAAAAAAAGGTAGCAACTATCTTTGACTTGGTTGATGTATTTGATAGCAATAGTTTTAATAATATATTATGGAAACACTTTAAAGAACGCCAAGGTTTCTATGACAAAAGAAAATATCCTTATAAGTTTATAAAAATAAATTTGTAAGGATTTAATGAGAACGTTCTTGTAAAAATATATACTATATGTCTGTAAATACAAAGTTAACACTATCGGTAAAAAGTGGTCCTGGTGATATAGTTGGTGTCACTGAAATCCAATCAATAAATGGTAGGGCTGACTTTAATGGAATACAATTTACTGAAGCTGGATCATATATACTAACTATAACACCAGATAACATAAATGTCGAAAGTGCTGAAGTAGAAATAAATGTATCACCAGAGGAAGATTTTATCCCACAAGATAATCCAATCGAACAGAGTGAAGAAGGAGAAGAAGAACAAGAAGCATTAGAAGGGTCTAGACCTATTATAAGCCAAATAAAAGAACCTACTCTAGATTTAAAAGCTATGCAATTTGATGCTAGTCCTAATGAGGGAGATAATAGCGAACTTTTGACTAGTCTGGGATTTACACCATTTCTTTGGTATAATGGTGTTCAGATGAGAGTATCAGATATAAAATCATTGTATTTATATTATGAGAATAATATCCCAAGGTGTAGAGCAATTATAATAGACACACTTGGATTCATAGGTACGCAAGATAGTATGCCATTAAATGATACTAAATTTGAACTTTTTATAAATTCTGGCTCTGATATTTTAAAATCTATACATCTTAGATTTAAAATGCAATTTAACCAAGAAAACAAGAAAAATGGTACATATACAATTACTGGTACTTTAGATGTAGATAATTTTTATAAAAAAGGCTACAAGTCATACAAAGGAACTTCTTTCAATGTTCTAAAAGAATTAGCAGTAGAGAATGGTATTGGATTTAATTCAAACATAGGAAATACAAACGATACAATGACTTGGAGAAAAAATGGTAGTAATATACCAGAATTTGTAAAGAATGTAGTCAAACATTCGTATATATCAGATAATTCTTTCATTTTAGGTTATTATGATTATTATTGGTGTTATAACTGCATTGATATCGAAAAGGAGTGGAATAGAGATATAAAAAATGACCTAGGTCTTAACACACAAGGATTGTCTTCATTAGATAGCAACATGGAACTAACACCACTAGTTCTAACAAATGATGCTAGTTCTGATGCATCTGGATTCTATTTCAATAAGTATAGATTTAGGAATAATTCAACGTATCAGACAACAAATAGTGGTATTTATACAATTTCAAGAGTTTATGATAGAAGCACAAAACAATTCTTAAAATTTGATATAGATTCTTTAAATTCTGATAATAGTGATAATATAATTTTAAAGGGAAGACCAAACGATACAGAAGAATTAAAACAAAGTTATAATACAGATTATGGTGGTAAGATAGATACTGATAACATCCACCAAAACTATATGTATGCTCTTTCACAGAATGAAAGAAATGTTAAGAACTTACATAACATATCAATTGAATTAGATATGCCACAGCCAAACTTTAATGTTTATAGATATCAAAAAATAAGAGTGAATTTTATTAACCAAAAACAGACACCAATAAATACGGTTGTTGTAAATGAGAGGCTAACTGGTGAGTGGTTAATCACGGATATATCTTTTGTGTGGAAGAGGGGAACTTTAACACAGAAGTTAACTATTGTAAGAAAAGAATTAGGCAAAACACTAAAAGAAAAAGAAACTCAACAAACCGAAGATACTGCTGAAAATAATTCTGAAATAAATGAAAATCCATTAGATAATTTACAAACAGAAGGATTGGAATTACAAGAAGAACAAAATGATGATTTTATATTTAGTGGTGGTACTTTCACAGAGGGTGAAGAGTTCACAGAGAGAGAATTCCAAGGTGAAGAAGAATCAGAACTTACTATACCACCAGAAGACCAAAGGCTTTATGAAACTGAATCTAACCAAATAAATAATAGTCCAACACCTATATCAGAGGGGAATTATAATATAGATTTTATAGAAGGGAGTTATGTAGATAACCAAGGTAATGACATAGAGGTTTGTCAGATTGATGGAAGTGCTATAAATGTAAAAGTGGTTGGTAAGTATCTGGATATGAAAGAAGCAGCACGAAGTGATGGTATATTACTTAGTGTTAATTCTGGATTTAGATCACCGATAGATACTATAAACACGAAGTCAAATAATGGTGTCTTAGTTAGAGCTAGCTCACAGAAATACCTATATGATAACTGGGTAGCTAGAAAACCTGGATTTAACTTAGCCGCAAAGCCATATACTTCTAAACATGGAAATGGTATAAGTTTAGACTTAAATACTGGTAGTAGAACAAAGAATACATTAAATGAATCTTTATATTCTTGGTTAATTAAAAACTCATGGAAGTATGGATTTGTTAGATCTGTTAGAAGTGAAGAGTGGCATTTTGATTATTTACCAAACTTAATAAATAGTTCACAAGGTGGTCCTTACTCTAAACTAGCTGCCAACGACTCAAATTTATTTTTTAGTGATTTGGGCTTAGATAGATTAAGCTAGGATTGATAATATTTTATATATAAGGAAAATATTTAATACTGATGGCTGAGGATAAAAACCCTTTAGATAAATTAAGAGATACAGCAGTTGCAACTGCCGAGGGTCTGAAAAGACAGTACGGCATAGGTGCTAATAATAATCCTTGGCCACAGACCGAGTACCAACCTATTTTGGGATTAAATTCTAATAGACAAACAAAGGGATTCCTTCCTTCTGCAAAAATAGAACCTATTAACAAAGAAGGTGAAGGTGGTGCAGATGGTGAAGGACGTATAAATAGATTTGGTAACTACGAATATAAAGATTGGCGAGGACATTTGCTTAACCCTGCTAAGGAGGTAGATGGTCTAGAACATGATAAGTTTAAAAAAAGTATAAGAATACCAAAATCTGATGATTCCCTTGTAGATAGTCCATATTCAACTAGGGATTTCTATGCTATATTTAATGACAATACAACAGATTATTTTAAACATGGACTTCAAGTTATAAATGGGGAGAGTGGTGTGCTTGGTTCATCACCTGGTACATCTTTTGAAAACAATGATCCTATTATATATGGCTTTGAAGTGATAATAGATGATATATCTTCTCCTTTACTTAATGGTGCAATAGATGATTTTTTAAATAATTATTCAGGTGTTAGTGAAATAGCAGCAAGAAGACCAGTCTATGAAGATTTCAAAAAACAGTTTACTAAGTTCTTCAAAACAAGGGGGACTGTATTAGAGAGAGAGACCGATAATGCTAGTATTTCCAAATCTAGAAATTCATCATCACCAGAATTACAAACTGGACAAGGAATAGGAATAACACAACCTGGTAAAGCTGCATACATGGCATATTATCTAAAAAAAGTAGGTGGCTTAGGGAACTTAGCAGAGAGAAACACAGCTACTGAAAAGAAATATTTAGTAGATTATAATAAGGATGTAATAACCTTAGATTTCTTAGAAGATACAAGCCAGAGTGTTACCACACTTGCACATCTATACAAGTTGTTATATTGGTCTAAACCTAATGGAAAGGGCATTATACCAGAGAATTTACTTAGGTTTAATTGTGATATAATAGTATCTGAAATAAGAAATTTTAAGCGTGTTAAGAAAACACTTAACAGTGTGCAAGAAGGAACACCACCTCAGCTAGAAATAGTAAAAGATAATGTATCTAGGCAAGTTTATTCTCTTAGAGATTGTCAGTTATACTTTAATGGGATGCCACACCCCAATGATATTGATATGACACAAACACCATCAGTTTATGATTCATATAGTATACAGTTTGACTATAAATACACTTCTAATAAATTAGAAAGATTTATGCCAACACCAAATGGAGATGGACAATATGTTGGTTATGATGGTGGTGCTATTTGGAAAGTTGGTAATAAAGGTGCTACAACAGCGGCAGGTGGTAATAGTATATTATCTTCTGTTCCTAATTTCTATACTACTGATGAAAATACATATAACAAAACTGGAACAGATGGTAGGTTCTTATTATCTAGACCAGAAAATGGTAGAACAGAAAGAACTTTCAATTCAGAGGATTTAGATAATCTTGAATCTTTTAAAAGACAAAGTACATCTTTTGGAAAAAGACTAAAGAACAGACTTGAGGATGTTGCCATTAGGTCAGCAACTAGAGAGTTACAAACTTTTGTAAATACTAGAACTGCTATACTTAATAGAACTTTAAATAAAATAATAACTGCAAATGGAATAGTTGGCGTAAGACCACCTAGAAATGTTTATACAGATAGACCATTAAGTGCTGGGGAAAGGATATTCTATGACGTTAGAGGGGATTTAATAAACTTTTTAGGTAATGCAGCAGGTGGTGCTTTAGGTGGTGGTGGTATAATAGGTGGGAATCCATTTTCACCAAGATAAAAAAAATATAATATGGCAGATAAGAGTAAAACGTATGTAGGTGTAGTAGAAGATAATGCTGATCCTAAGAAGCTAGGTAGGTTGAAAATAAGAGTCATGGATGTCTATGAAGGTATATTAACCGAAGATATCCCTTGGGCAAATCCTTGGAAGGATTTAAATGGCAATGAATTTAATTTACCAGAAATAGGCAAAGTGATGGTGGTTACATTTGATCAAGGTAATGAGAATAGTCCAGAATATATCTATGCAGACCATTATAATGTCAATTTGGAGAAGAAGCTAGCTTCAATGGATATCTCTGATTATAAGTCTATGAAGTCAATTATTTTTGACCATAAGACACAGTTCTATATAAACGATACAGAAGGTTTAAAGCTAGATTATAAATATAACAATCTTAATATAAAAAGTGATTCTATAAACTTAAACTTAAAAGATAATAATGCTAATTTAAATCTAGGAGATGAGTCTGCTGACCAACAAGCAATACTTGGTAACTACTTCATAGATTGGTTAGGTAAATTTTTAGACACATTACAAAATGGTGGTTTATATAATGCTGGTGGGCCAACAATGGCTAATCCTGCATTGGTAAAGTTAATACTTGAGTTTAAAGCAACAAAAGATTTAAAATTTTTATCACATAATGTTAATGTTGTTGATAACAATGGTGTGAGGACAGTTGCTAATAATAATAGAGAAGATGAGGCACAATATGGAGATGCCTGGACTTCATCACAAGAAGAAAATAACTTAACCGATATAAAAGACGATAATAACAAACCTAAAGATGGTCCAAGAGATGAATTTAATGTTTAGTTTATTTGATTTTTATATTTAATACATAAGTAAAATAATATACTACTTATGATTCCCACAGAACACAATATTAGCATTTCATATAATGAGAGAAGACCAATTGATCAGGAGGAAGTAATAATTGGTGGTGTTACACAATCTGTGATAGTTTATTCTATACCATATTATCTAGCATATATACATAATTTGAAAATTGGTGCAGAAGGAATAAAATATAACAGTTCAGGACAAACAGGGAAAGATATAATGCTCAATACTTATAATTGGATCATCACGGATGGTGGGTTATAAATCTAAGTGTTAGTATTATTTCCAATAAACACGGTTATGGGAGGCATATCTTCTCTGACCCTAATATTCACATTTTCTGGTTTTATAACCTCTAACTTTATCTTTGGATTTACTTGTTCATCTTCTTCCATATTTGTCTTTATTTCAATTATAATCCACCAACTGACATTCTGCTACCATCTAACCTAATGGGTGCTTTAGGAGTCCTTAAAACAACTGGTGGGAGGGAATAGTCTTGTTCAATATATCTAAGTCTATTTTTGTCTTTTTTAGTGCTTTTATTAGGAACTATCAGCTTCTCTTTAATTGATAGTCTGCTTTGGTCTATTTGTTCTTCTGTTTTTCTAAATTTTTCCATATCATCTAAAGATGGGTAAAGTATTACTTGTCCCTTAATTATATTAAGTGGATTATCGATACCGTTTATAAATAATATGATATCTATGTTTTCTAAACTCATACCAACTTCGTTGGCTTCAAGTCCATATATTTTTTGAAATATTATATCAATTCTCATAATATCACCTTGGTCAACCGTATAACTGTTTAAATTAACATCTGACCTATATGTTAGGTTAGGTGTTGATAGGTCAAATAGTCCATTTGGTGATTCTTTTTTAATATCTGCAATTGATTTAAAATCCATAATAAGTTTATTTTTATAAGTCGGTCTCTTTTGTTGATGCACCGTTTTGGGATGGTGGGAGTGTTGGTCCAACCGAATCAGGATCTGTTGATGCACGAATACCAACTGGTAAATTATTAGTAGCACCATTACTTGTAGTTGTAGTATTTGTATTAGTAGTTTGGCTACTGATAACCTCTGTCCCAGTCACATTTTCTACTTGATTAACATTATCTTCAGTATTAAAGAAGTAACCACCACCATCAACATATTCACCATCCCCATTTGGTGGTGTGGATATATCTGATAAGTAATCTTTTCTAGTATTTATAGTCCTTAAATATCCTGTATTAAATTTAGCTAGTATTTCTTGAAGCCCTAATGGTCTAGCATTTGTAAGAGTGAACCCAACTGTTATATCAGATGGTAAATCATTGAATGATAATGTTGGTCCTAGTTTTAAATTCACTCTATCAGTATACATATCACCAGAACAAAATATTGGTCTAAGTGGATTACCTACTGTTATATGCCATGGTGTAGATGGTAAGCCTGATAAGGCATGTGTTATACCTAATAATTGAACTCTATATTTTTGAATAGTTTTAGAAATAGAATCACTTATGGCATCAAACAATCCAGCAGCATTACCAGCAGCATCAGTAATAGCATCTAAACCAGCTTCAGCATTACCTTCTATTATATTGTTCACTAAATTAACTACTTTACTTTTTATTTCCTCAAAACTTTCTGTAATCGCTACTATTATTTCACCTATAAGGCTAGATATACCATTTTTACCAGTCCATCTATTTATATTGTTGGCAAAGTTAGACGATAAGCCATAGTTTGTACTATTTGATGTACCAAAAGATGTAGCATTAGATACTATATCCATCCATGCAATAGTTGGATCTATACCTGATATAAACTTTTGTTCATACTTAACAACCATTTTTATAGATACGGTACATGATAGTCCACTACCATTTTCTCCATAACCAATTGTTTTTCTTCTCTTAGCCATTTTTATTATATTAGGATTCCCAGTTGGTAAAGGTTGGTCATTGTTATCTAGTATTCCTAGTTTAGCCAAGAAGTCCCTTTGTAAATTCTCAGTAAATCCTGCTAATGGTATGAAGTTAATTCCACTACCCATTCCACTACCTGCACCACCAATGCTAAAATCCTGACCTAGATTATTTATAACCTTTGTAAAGTCAGCATCTGCATCCTCCCATTTCTCACCAAAATCTATGTCTAGGAAATCTTCGCTTTGTGGCTTCCACCCAATCAGTACTGATAGTGGTGGTGTTCCACCTTTATCTAATATATTATCCTTCATTGGTTTATCAAATCGCCTAGCTATCATTAATCTATTATTTGGAAAAACTCCTATATCTTTTAGATATGCAAAGTCTTGTGCTCTTAAAGCAGCCTTGCTAGAGAATGATAATTTTTCTATTATGTTTAAAATACTAGTATCATATATATCATCATTGTGTAGTACACTTCTATTCAATGTGTTGTATGAAGAATCAAATCCAGTAGAATCTTGATCTGTACCTATTTTTCCGATATTCCCCCAAAATTGTGGTATTGAACGACCTGTGAATAGTGAAACTCTTGACTGTATGGGATTACCATCACTATCTAGATTAGATGATGATTGTTTTCTACCAGCATTATAATCATTAACATTGACATTTCTGGTAGCACCGCCTGTGAAATTAGATATCCCATCACGTGTTGGCCCACTCCTAGTAACCAAACCAAGCGGAGATCCACCTAATACTGGGGATATATTTACACTATTAGCCATTCTTTTGTATAATTTTATTTATATATTAAAGACTTAGTAATCTCTAACTATTTGTGAGTTAGAAAACTTTGATAGATTAGACAAGACATTGTCTATTATTTTAGGATTTTTTCTGAATTCGTTATAAAATATTAGGACATTGAAGTTATTATCTCCCAATATTTTTTTAAGGTTTAATAATTTTTCTACAGAAAATTCTTTCTCAAAGTCTGGTATGTAGTAAATATCTTTATTTTTATCAATAGCCTGTTGAATTTTATTAAATATTAGTATTTTTAAATATGTTTTATCTTTCTTAAAATCAACATCTTCATCATCCACTATTTTTTTTATATCTACTATGTATTTATTCTTTATCTTATTAACTTTTACAAACTTGTCAAATTTCTTTCTGGTTTTACAATATACACAAAAAAAGTCCATTCAATCTTACATTATTTTACATATATATTTGTATTATAGCCTTCCCTCAATAGAGTGTGATTAAACATTATTAATATATAATATATAATAACTATTAGCCACCAAATAAATCAAGGTCTATTATGATAAAAAGCAAAGAAGTTAGAATAAAAGCAAATACAAGGAATATTAAAAGATTAAGAGAATGTAAGAATAAAGATTTAAAAATAGGGGATTATTTGGATATACCAATATCTTTTCTAACTAGTGGTAGTCATCAGAAAGTTAGTTGTATATGTGATGTATGTGGTAAAGAGACACAGATAATGTATCAAAAATATATTAAAAATATATCTAATGCTGGTTATTATTCTTGTAGTTCAAAGTGTTCACAAGATAAGGTTAAGAAAACCTCTAAAGAGAATTGGGGTGTAGAACATTATTCTAAAACAAATGAGTATGAAAGCAGAGTTAAGAAAACTAATTTAGATAAATATGATAACGAATATTATTTAAGTTCTAAGAAAGGTAAACAAGTTATAAAACAATCTGTTCTTACTAAATATGGTGTTGATAATGTTTTCTCAAATAAAAAGATAATTGATAAAATAAAGAAAACTAACATAAAGAAATATGGTGTTGATAATCCATCAAAGTCAAATATTGTTAAGGATAAAATAGGTAAAAAAAGTAAAGAAAATTGGATTAAACAGTATAAAAATCATTATAAAGATAAATATGACTTAGATGTTATATCCCTTGATAATAGTATATATGATATTGTTTGTGAATCTTGTAATAAGACATTTAGTATAAATAAATTTTTATTATCAAACAGGCTTCAATTAAACATGGATATATGTACATTATGCAATCCACTACTATCTTCTAAATCAAGCTATGAATCAAAAGTTTTAAACTTTTTGGAAAGTATATATGATGGTCAGATATTAACAAATACTAGAGGGATAATAAAGCCATTAGAATTAGACTTTTATATCCCAGACCTAAAAATAGCTATTGAGTTTAATGGATTATATTGGCACAATGAGATGCATAAACCAAAAGATTACCATTTTAATAAACACAAAATGTGTAAAGATTTAGGAATTGAATTATTTCAAATTTGGGAAGATGATTGGTTATACAAAAACGATATAATTAAATCTGTTATAAAGAATAAGTTAGGAAAAAATGTAGAGAATAAAATCTTTGGAAGAAAGTGTAAGGTAGAATATGTTCCTAGCAAAATAGCTAACCGCTTTTTAGAGGATAACCACCTAAAGGGTAGTTCTAAATCTAAGACAAACATTGGTCTTTATTATAATAATGATTTGGTAAGTCTTATGTCGTTTGGTAGAAATAGAGTATTTATGAATAAGAATAGCATGGATGTTTATGAATTACATAGATTTTGCAATAAAATAAACCATTCTGTTATTGGTGGTGCATCAAAATTATTAAAATTTTTTAAAAATAATTTTGATTTTAAAGAACTTATCTCATATTATGACAAGTCTTTCGGATTTAAATCTTTCTACGAGAGTATTGGATTTGAATTTATAAAAGAAACTAGCATTAACTACCACTATATAAAGAGAGGTATCAGACTACATCGTTATAATTTTAACAAAGCTAAACTAGTAAAATTAGGATATGATCCAAACATGACAGAGAATGAAATAACTAAATCTATGGGAATCTACAAAATATATGGTGTTGGTAATTACAAATATTCAATTAGCAAATGATATACGTGAACATCAACAAACCACGTTTGTCTTTTTAATATATATGATATGGAAAAATATTCGGACAAGTTTTTAAATCATTCACATAAGCTAAAAGATAGTGTTATTGGTATGGAATTTGAATTTTATATGAAAGAAATGTCATACTATAAAACAATAGAAATGCTTAACAAAGAATTAAGCCCAGTGAAGGTATGGGGTTTTAGACAGTATCACTCTAGCTTTAAACCAGATTTTAACAATTTTAAGATAGAACCAGACTTATCTGGTGGTTCAAATATGGTAGAATTAGTAACTGGTCCAATGAATTATTACGATGCTAAGTATTTTTTAGTTAAAATAGTAAAGTTTATACAAAATTATGGATATACAAATGAGAAATGTTCATTACACTTTAATGTTTCTTTTAATGATGATGAGATAGATCTAAAGGATATAAACATTCTTAAATTGATTTTAAATACTGATGAGGAAGAAATATACAGAGCATATCCTTCTAGAAAGAACAATGTATATGCTAAGTCTGTTAAAAACGTCATTCCTTTTAAAGAGTATGATTTTTTTAATATTCCATTATCTGTTGTTAAAAATAACATGAGACTACCTAGTGATAAATATTACGGTGTTAATGTTCTAAATATTAACTCACCAAGGGATGAACAAAGGGTAGAATATCGTTACATTGGTGGTGATGATTATGAGAAAAATTTAGGACAAATAATATATTTTATGGAACGTTTTGTTATTAGTGTGAGGGATAGTATAACACTACCTTTTAATAACGAAGATAAAAATAAGCTAGAAGATTATTTAGAAGAAAACATATCATCATATAAGAACTTATCTAGTTATGATAATTTCATTGTTGAGCTTCCTAAGATACAAATACAAATTGATCAGAATAGTAATTATGATGTAGTAAACTCCTATTATACTAGTATTTATGATAAGATTTATAATTTCATAAAATCTTGTGATGAATTAAAAGAAGGTATAATGAATTACGTTACACAAACCCAATCATTAGAAATAATAGATGCTGATATAAAAGCAACATCTACTATAAAAACTGTTGATTTGGTTAACTGCACACTAACTGGCATATTCTATGATTGTTATATAGTAGGTTCTGAACTTATGAACTCTCAGATAACAAGATCAAAATTATATCAAAGTGATGCATATAAAAGTAAAATTCTAAATTGTAATATAGAGACTTCAACATTAGAGGATTGCTATTTCGTAGAGGGGTACTTAAATGGTGATATGAGAGGAGGTGTTTATCGCTCTGGTAAATTAGGTCCTTATGCAAGTATGGATTCTAATGTAAAAGTTATTGATAACGATAGGAATTTCTTTGATACCAAGTTTAACTCAGAAGATGACAAGGCTAGTGATAAAAAAGGACTTAGTGTGTTTGGTAAAGATTTTAAATAATTTTAAATAATTCTATAAATTACTAAACAAATTGCCTTTTTTGTATATAACTAAGAAACAATTTAATTATGATAGAAAATGGAAAATTAGTTTCAGTTCACTACACTGGAAAAGTAAAAGGTAGCGAAGAAGCATTTGATAGTTCAAAAGATAGAGACCCACTTAAATTTCAAGTTGGATCTGGACAAATTATACCAGGATTTGAGAAATCTATTCTAGGTAAAAATGTAGGAGATAAGGTAACTATTGATGTATCTTCAGAAGAAGGATATGGAAGTATTCGTGAAGATCTTTATGCAAAAGTAAATCAAGATCAATTACCAGGTGATGTAACAGTTGGGCAACAACTACAAGCACAATCAGATAATGGTCAACCAGTTAACGTTGTGGTAAAAGAAGTCAATGAAGACCATGTCTTAGTTGATGCAAATCATCCATTAGCGGGTAAAGATTTAACTTTTGATATTGAAGTATTAACAGTAGAAAATGTAGAAAAAGAGGATTAATAATCCTTAATATCTAGTACAAAAAAAGCTTGTGGAAACACAAGCTTTTTTTTTGTTAATAAAATAATTAATAGTTAGGTGCTACTTTAATAACTTCTACGTAGTCATTATGCCACCCCCTAAATAGGTTCTTTTTTCTAAGGGAATGGACAGAGATATCTAGTGCAGTAGAATCGTGTTTTTTATATAACTTACCTAGGTTAGTAAATACTTCAATTCTACCAGTTAGTTTCCACCTAAGACATATAACACTTGCATTTCTCATTATATAATTATTGATTTACTATTAGTACCAATCTTTATACCATCTGTTGTCTCTCCACTTAGTATTTCATCCTTAGATATTAATCTTATATTTGGCTTATTTTCCATTGATAAGAATATTTCTCTTGCTTTTGATATATTAAACTTTATTTTAAAAATATCAAAGTACATAAAATTTTCAAATCCTTCCCTATCTGTTTTTATTTTTTCAGATTTAATATACTCACTAGCATAATCCTCCTTAGACAAAGAACTAAATACACCTTCCTCATCTACCATCTCTTCAATCATTTCTCTATCAACACTAAACTCTCTATTGCCCTTTTTACTAAACCATATTTCAAAAAGATCTATATTATCTTTTTCCATAAACAATCTCAAGTCGGGTTCTTTTCTCTCATACTCAACACCAATATTGTCCAGAAATACACTGGCTTCTTTATCATACTCTAAAGCACCACCAAATGGTGTAAAGACTTGATATCCCTTGGATAGTTGGCTTTTGTTTAGACAAAGGAGGTAATCATCTCCCATTTTTATAGATGCAAATGATGCACAAGATACTCTTACTTTATTTTCCATATTTTTCGTATAATTCATTGACCCCTAATAGTCGGTGTATAGTACCATCTATTTCTGTTACTTTACTAGCATGAAAGTGTCCGTAATAATGATTCGCTATTTTGTTATTTTGCTTTATAATTCTAAATGCTTCTGTTATAAGATACCTCTCTGTGTGTAAATCTGTCTTCAGCATATCATCATTCATTGCCATGTTATCCACAAATATCCCAAACCCATGTGTAGTATCTGGATAACAGTACACAGGTGATGTGTGTGTCACGATAGTATCTATGCCTCTTATACTAGATAGTATTTCTTCATTTAATTCAAAGCTCTCATCACCCCACCAACTCTTTTGGACTCTATTTTTATCGGCTATTATTCTACTAACTCTGTCTACACTTATTGCACCACCCATAAAGAGTATATTTTTGGATGATATATTAATCACTGAATAATCCTTTACAAAAGTTATGTTAGTAAAGCCAAATGAGTCATTGTCAAAATATGGCTTGTAATCGTGGTTTCCTCTTATTGCATATAGATTTATACATCTTTCGTATAAATCATCATTGAGAGATGATAGTAATTCATTCTCATTATTAAAATCAGTAAATCCAATACCAAAATCTCCAACTTGTATGATATTAGCATTATTTATATCATATCGATTAATTAAATCAGTTATGACATAATACTTTCTATGTATATCTCCCAAAAAAAGCAATCTTTTTTCTTGCATAATTATTATATTATTTTTTATGTCAAAGTTTCAAAAATCCTAGATAAATTAAAATCTCTAGTTATACATTTGATACTTTTACCACTTAATGGTATATATGCTTCAATCAATCCTTCTATTTCATATATAGCATCTAAGTTTAGTGTATAAACCACATCATGTATTATATGTTTATATCTTGATGCTATGATAACACCAACTATAAGATTATCTGAGTTTCTTTTTGTCCAAGTATCAATACTAACCCAGAAATGACCACATAATATTTTGTGCGATGTACCCACATTGTACATCTTTCCATCTATTTTAATAACTTTAATAGCTTTGTTACAAATAAATCCGTTACTCAATAAGTAATCGCTTAAAATTTTTAATGATATTTCCATATTAATATATAGCTTATGATAACATGCAAATATAACGAATTTTTACTAGACAAGGAATTTAATACCATATTATTTGAAACTTTATTTATTTTAGAGACTAAAGGAGAGTGGGTGGATAACAATACATACGAATGGAATATGGAAAAGAAATCAAAACTAAAAAAGTTTTTAGAAAAACTTCCTAAGAGTAGCTTAAAGAAATACTTTTATAAACTTATGTCTAGTCTAAAAAAATTACCAAAGAACAAAAGAAAAAGACTGGTATTATCTTTATCAACATTATTCTTTACATTTGCTAGCATAAGCTTCTATTTACCAGATGGTGATATAGATAAGGATTATGTTGAAGCTAATGATAGAGACTTCTATAAAGAACTTTCTAATACTATAAAAGAATTTAGTAAAGTTGTTATCACTAAAGCTAAGTTCACAACTGCACAGAAGTATGTAAAGGAAATAGAAAAGGGTTATTCTAATGACAGAGGTGACTATGGTAATTTTGTAAAGACTGCTTATGGAAAAAGGTTTGTTGGTAGTAATTACGGTATATCAGCACCAGTTTTAATGGAGTATACAAACAAATTACCAAGTAAGGAGGATATGATTAATCTAAAGTATACAACTGCTTTAGATATATATAAAAAAAAGTATTGGGAACGACAGAACTTAGATAGCCTTAATAACCAATCAATAGCTAATATAATATATGATGGCTGTGTTAACCAAGGAATAAATGGTATGAGAAAAATATTAAGAAAGGCATTTAATGAAAACTCAATACCAATAACATCTAGCGAAAATCCGTTTAGTGAAGATTTCTTAAATCTAGTAAATGAAGTTGATTCACAAAAGCTCTTTAATTCCATAAAGAAAGAGAGAATAGCAAAATATAAAGTATCTAGAACCTTCAAAAGACATGGGAAAGGATGGCTTAAAAGAGTAAATTCTATAAAGTATAGTGATTAACTAATATTTTTTTATATATTTGTAAAAAAATATTATGAAAGTCTATCTTACTATGTTACCAATCTATATATTTTTCATTTTAATTAAAAATATAGGAAAAACTATCCTTATAACACTCACTATTCTGTCTTATTGTTTTGCTGGTAGTTTTACGGATGATGTTTATGTTAGGAGTGTTATAGAGGAAGTAGAAGTTCCTACTGGATATGTATATGTATACCATGATGCTAACAATACTGATGGTGTTTCTACTATATTTTTAGAAGAAAAGGTTGATATTAACAAGGGAACTATAACATATGAAAGCTACGGGGGTCTTAATATTATTTTGTGGGTCTTATTTGCTTTCTTAGTAATAATAACTATTATAATTTTGGTAGATGATGGCGTAGGTGATGGCTATGAACTAGATGATGCCTTGAAAAGAACTGTTGTTTTCTTTACAAGGTCAACTATGAACAGAGATAGCATAGATTACATAGTTCTGGATAGATTCCTACTCAGGACAGACGATATGAATACTACCAGTCAATATAATATAACTAGAAATATATATAATATAGGTGATGTAATGAGACTTCCTAAATATAACACTATCTTATTAGAAAGAAAAAGGAAGCTTAAAAAACTAAAAATAAGTTAATTACAAGTATGTCAAATTCCTTGTCGATACATTAGGACTTTGAAATCCTATATGGTTTTTATCACCACCACCATCTACTAGAGACATTACTTTATCTACTATTTGAGTTGTGTTTATCCCCTTGTCATACATATCAGAAATCATATCGGGATAAGAGTCCATTATTTTATTTATTGTAATTGGTGATAAGTTTTTTTGTTTTAGATTATCTAGGACTTCAGAGAATATATCTTGTTTAGAATATATTTCATCTATCTTTTCCATCTCATCAGCATCATCTAAATCTCTTAAATCACTTACATCAGAGGGATTTCCTTTCTTTCCTCTATCTTTTTTAAAAACAAATGAGACATCTCCACTACCAGTTGTACCAGTTTGTCCTGGTAATGCCCCTGGTTGTGCAGATACAACAGCACCCATCCCACTAGATGAATCACCACCACCTTCACCATCTTCAAAAAATTTGTTATAACTAGCTAAATACTTCATAATTTATATATTAAATAAAAATATTATGTTTATCTAAATTTTATTCTTATATTTGTACAAACAAAATAGTTATGGCAACTGATATAGGAGATTTGAAGGAGATGGATTTTGACGAGTTTACTACTTTGTGCCTAGGTGGATTGGATTTCCGAGAAAGGAAATGCCCAATACAACACTTCATTAGAACTAATATCTTGGAATTTTGTATAAATTATGATATATAAAGGATTTAGAAGCTTAAAAAAAGCAAACCACCTATAAACGTGTTGGTCGAACTACAACATAAGATTATTGGTATTGGTGCACCAGAAAGAGAAGGATGGACTAGTGTTGGTAGATTGAGACCAAATGGTAGGTTTAGCATTAAACAAAATGTTAGTAATACAGTAGATTTTAGATCACCAACACACTGGAAATTAATAATCGAAAAATGACAATAAAAATAAACTGTAAGTATAACGATAATGGTGCTTGGTGTACCAATAAGAAAATTAAGAGGCCATTATTTGGATTAGGTGCAAGAAGATTTTACTTATCATCAACATTTAACGATTGATTATATCGATGGAACTTATGCGGAGGGAATAGATTGTAAAGGAAATAGATGGGGAGTTCATGCAAGTGGGAACGGTGATTGTTTCAATCACAAAATAGAATTTGACTTATTAAACAAAATAACTGATGGCAATTTTTAAACAATACATGCGAATATGAGAAAGACTAGAGAACAAAGGAGAAATGAAAGTTCTGAAAAGGTATGTAGGGAACTTAGATACCAAATGGCTAAATATGGCTTAATAGGTGATTGGGGTGCTATAAATAAACACTTTGATTGTTGGATGAATAATGCAAAGAGTAATAAGTACAAAAGACCTTAACACTTTATATCAAAAACAAAATATATTAAGTGATATATTTTGTTTTTATTTGGTAGTCTAAATTAAATAGTATATATTTGTGCTATAATAGAAATAATATTAAAATATATAATTATGTTAATTGGAGAAAATTGGTATTACTGGGACAAAGATTCAGAGCAATGGAAGCCAGAATCTTATAAATTTGAATTAACAAAATAAACAAATTATAAAACTAATACACTTATGAACATACATTTTTATTTAAATAACGAAGAAGAAACACCAATAACATCTTTACACGACTTAGTAAGCAACCCATTCTCATTAAATGATATAATTAATTTAGATGTAGAAGAACTTTATCCTGCTGATTACAATAAGTATAAAGAAGATTTTAGAAGAAAGATGGTTGAAGATAGTGAAGAGTTCAAAAAAACCTTTAAAAGAAAAAGTGTTAAGTTGGTTAAAGAGGGTAAGTTTATGAATATGAAAATAATGTCAGAAAGCAAATTAATTATAGAGTATCATTGTGAATTAGTAGATTAGGTATGCTGATAATAACCATTGGTTTATAAACGAGACTCCTAGAGTACAGTATTAATAATTATACAAACTTTAAAAATGAGAATAGCTAAGATAGCAAATGAAGGCAATGTATATGAATTAACTAGATATCCAAATTTTATAGAAAGGTTTTTTGGTATAAAGACAAGAACTGATGTATATGAAGACACAGGAGATTCATATAGTTATGGTGGTAGAATATATGTTGATCAGAAGGGAATAAAAATAAGAAATGGATCTGAAGTCCAACAAATTATTGAATATTGGAGACGTAGATTATAGTAATTATACAACAAACTTATATATCATGAGAAAAGCTAATAATACAAAGAAAATATTTACAGACTATTATTTAAATGGTTTTAGATGGTATAGAAAATGTCGCAAAGTTAATTGGTATAAGCATCAATTTACGAAAGATGCTTTAGAACTATCACCAAACTTTACTGGTACTTGGTGGGTTTTGTATGGGAAGGTAAATAGATATAGCAAAGTCACCAAAGAAGAAAAATGGTAATATAACAGAGAAAGTATGAACAAAACATTAAGATTAGCAGCAGAAAACATTTTAAAGAATTTACTTCTTGAATGCACAGAAGATCAGAAAACAATATTTAAGCGTATGTATTGTCACAAAAACTTAGAGTTACCGATAAATGATGCAGTTGATCAAATATCAGATGATAAAATTGATTGGGCTATCACACAGTGCGAAAGAAGCGTAGTTAAAAACAGAGCATCAATAATTTAAATAAAATTTATTGTTTTTCGTAGTTTTAACCAATTAGTAGTTGTATATTTGTCTATATTAAATAATTAAAAGAAAGAAGTGATAATTAAACTCTTTTGATTGAAGATAAACTAGGATGTTAAAACCGTCAGTACTCATTAGAGCACTGTTTAGCGTTTGTCTACCCGAATCTGTATCAGCAGTTGTTTTATTAGAGATATGTAAAGAATAATAGTGTATCGCCCTGCGAAGTCAGTTTAAAAGCTAAAGCTATTTGATACATTCTAGAGTGATACTAGTCAGAAGAGTTTTTATTAAAATAATTAACCCTTTAATTAAAAGTAAATAATAATTTAAGTAATCACGTACTGGATATGGATGTAGTACTTACTACCTGACCTATTAAAAGCCAAATAGACAACGTGTTGGCAAATTATTATACTGTTTATCAGCAGTTGTGTTTATTTTTATGATGTTTAACTAGCTTTGAAAGCAAAACATCCCAAGTGATGCTGGTTTTGAAGAGGCTATATAATTACTTACAAAGTAATAAAACTCGTACTGACTCTTAACTGAGAAGTACATGTATATATAAAAGGCAGGTAAAGATCCTGAAGTAAGTAATTTTTTATTAAAATTAAATATTATGAATATAAAGGGAATGTTAATATATGTAGGATCAGCAATTATACTTTTTATAATATGTTGTTTAATAGACAGGTATGGTAATAAGCCCGATAAACCTACTCCTCCTGGATTTAGATGGGGGGATTGAAGGAAACCGTTAAGCCTTGAATACGGTGTGATTAAATTAAATAGTCCCAAAACAGATAAACTCCTAGATGAGGTAATGTAATAAGAGGTTAATCACTAAAGATAGGTAGGTTATAAGATGTAGTATTAAGTTAATCAATCGTCTATATAGTAGGATAGTTAGCTAACAGCGTACAGAAATGGGTGCAAGTACCATTTGGTTATTAAATAAGAAATTAGGAGTCGAAATCTTTAGTTAATACTACATATTATATTTATTAAGTGTACCAACTAATTGTAATAAGGTTGGAAGTAATAATAGGGAAATAGCTAGTTACTCAGCCCGAACTCAATTGGGGGATTTTGCCAAGAGGTTATGAAAAACAAAATACACTTAGGCAAACAATTTACAGAAAAAAGACAATCAGTGACACGCATTAGACGAAACGTAGTAGAATTTTGATTCTAGCGACATTATCTTTTTATCCATTTGTAGTAGTGATAACCCGAACAAAGCTAAAGTACACAAAAGGTTATAGGCGATGTACGCTACTACAGATGGTTTTTTAATAAATATATAGTATAAGTTATATTAGTGGGGTTCTACTTCCTCAATGTCAACTATTTTCAATCCTCTATCATCAATTATTGCAATTTCATACTCATCTGGGTATTCAGCTCTATTACCTAATGTTGAAGACATATCAATATTTTCTGATGACATTTCAATAGTTACAATGAACCACTTTTTAGTTTCTTCTCCGTAACGGTGTAAAAAAGACTCTACAAAATCATAATCATCATACATATCTTTATCACCTACAAAAGATTTACCTAAATCTTCTTTGTTTATATCATCAATACTATCAACATTCAATAATCTATAAAGGATGACTGTATTTGGAATGTCTTGTATTCCATATGGGAAATCAGTATTACAGAAATCATTTAATCTATCAAGAATTTCATAATAATCACCATATGGACCACCCTTTACCTCATCGTGATAATATTTATTTGCGTAGTCAAGTGCTATTTCATTATAGTCATCTTCATCAAAATTTTCATCATAGTCTTCAAATAATTTTAAATACTTCATTATCACAATATTTTTTATAACCTATATATTAATTTAGTTAAACCCATGTTAAATCATTGAAGAAACAAACATGCATATCTTTACACAGAGTAATTATTAAACAACATACAAAATAAAATGAAAAAATTAGTTAGAGCCTTACAAATTTTTAACAGATACACAGATAGTGAGTTTCCTACTAGTTGTGTACACAATCAGATGTTCGTACATGTTGATCCAAAACAAGTCAATAATTCAGATATAATAGAGTTGGAAAGTATTGGCTTTGAAGTAGATTATGGACTAGAGTGCTTTGTATCTAATAAGTATGGAAGTTGTTGATATTAGTGTATAGATAAGACAAGATGGCTAAATATAATATTAATCAGAAATAAAAAAATGGATAACAACGAATTAGAAAGAATTAGCGATTTGATATGGTCTACATTAAACGCAGTAGATAATCAAGATTTGAGCAAAGATGAACAAATTGATTTGATTAAACCAATAATAAGGGAATGTCATAGTTCTTCAAGAAAACTCGGAAGGAGACAAATATTAAACCATCTAGATGAAGAGATTAATCATCTACGCAAAGATGTATAATAAATATTATACACAAATAACAAAAACCCTTTTTAGTTAAAAACTTTAAGTGTTTTTATTATATAATCCATATGAGTAAGATATTAGCACATGTACCATCAAGGTTCGAAGACCTAATGATAACGAATTACCATCTTCTAGCAATTGATGCTAAAACAGGTGAAATATTTAGATTTCCATTAGATAGTGATTATGAGTGGTTTATTGGTAGTAAAAATTATATTGATGGTTTGATAGAGGTTAAGTTATTAAAAAATAAGATAAAAAAGAAAAACATATTCTGTATGCTTGGCACACATAACTATGAAAATGTTGGTGTACAAAAGGCAAGGGGTTTATATAATAGTTTTGACCCAATAACTAGAAAAGTTCAAGAATGTACTATTTGTGGTAAATATATGTATATGTATAATAAAGACGTAAAGTCTTTTAAAGGCTTAGATTTAGAGTGGATTTATATTAAAACATAGTATTTTTTAATATATAGTCTATGGAAAGAATATTAAAATACTATGATTTTATAAATGAAAGTTATGAATTTAAAAACACAACAAGAGACCTCTATGACACAGCAGTTTCATATACATTCACAAATAGAGATAATATCGAATTTAGAGTAATATTTGAATTAAAAGATTATACATGGTGTAGAGTATATGGTATAGTTGGTGCTAAACAATTTAGAGAATTAGATAAACCAGATGCGATAAATGTTGTGAAAACAGTTACTGAGATAACCATCGATTTCATCAATAGGTATGATCCAAAAATAATATTGATAGAACACATACCCTCTGAATCAGAAAAAGATGACGAACTCTATAGACCAAGTGATGAAAACAAAAGAACTAGAGTCCATAGAAGATTTTTACTACGTCTTTTACCCAAAAATTATAAATATTCTAATGAAGGCCCAAGTTCTATGATAACTAGAATAGAAGATCAAAACAAAGAATACCATGAATAACTTAATTAAATATTACGAGTTTATATCGGAGAAGTATAATTTTGAGATTATAAACAATCCCTCACCTTTCCGTATCCAATATACTTTTACTAATAGAGACAATATAAAATTTAATGTAATTTTCACACAATTTAGTAAGTACTGGGAGCGTGAATACTCTACTACATTAGATACTCCATTTGCAATGCTTGAAAAACCTGATTCCATAAATGTAATAGCTACTATCACTGCAATAACTATTGATTTTTTAAATAAAAATAAACCAAATGTTATAATTATACCACACATATCTAGCAAAAAAGAAAAAGAAAAAAATAACTATGATCCATATTCTGAAAATCAAAGACTCATAGCAAACAGAAGGTTCTTAACAAGGGAATTGCCTAGTGATTATATGTATACCAACGATGGGAGTAGTTCTATAATAACTAAGAGAACTTCTTAGCCTTTTCTTCAAGATCTTTAAGATTAGTCTTATATGGATTTTCTTTTATCATATTATGTGCATGTATAGTATTACTAACTAAAAAATATGCCCCCTTATTTGTATAAAGGTGTTTCTCACCACCAGCCTCTATATACGAAGCACCTGGACCAGCATCACCTACCCAATAACAATCTGCATTAGGTGGTATTGTACAACCCAAGTGTGCAAGATTGAAAAGTGTTATTGAAGCAACACCATGTACACCATCCTCATTACCAGTTATGACAACACCACCAACTTTTCCATATAGTTTGGGTTGACCTAAGTCATTAGTATCTGAATAAGCACCTATCATTCTCTCAAATATAATTTGTGTGATTGATGTTCTTTCACCAAACCATATAGCGGTTCCTATTAATATGATATCAGCATCTAGCATTTTCTGATAAATTTCTGGAAACTTATCATCTTCTGATATCTTATCAACCGTATTACCAAAGTCCATTTTATATTTTGCTACTCTAACTATTTCAACCTCTACATCTTGGTCATGATCCTCATATGCTTGTTCTACTCTTTTTAGGAGTGCATCAGTATTAGACTCACCACTCTCTTTTAGCGTACAGTTCAACATAAGGACTTTTGTTTTGTCATTATTTACATCTTCTCTAAAGTATTCTATGAATTTTTTCATACTCTATATATTAATTTTTTAGTAGTTAAAACATTATATTAATTTTATATATAGAAGAAAAAAAATGTTAGATTTTATTGGATGGGTTGCAACAATTTTAATAATAATATCATTTATATTCAGAGACATATATAAATTAAGGCTATTTAGTATGATAGGAGCTTTCTTATGGATTGTATATGGTATCATGGCTAATGCTTATCCAATTATAATTTTAAACGTTGTAGTGGCAATTATACAAGTTTATTGGCTTAATAGAATAAAAAGAGATAAAAAGTTAGATTGTTCTAAATAATGTTTAGATATAAACAACAATTTAAGTCATGTACTAACATCTGATGGAATATGTCGTGGTATGAACATCCCAAATACAAACACATCACGCACAATTAGTGAGTGGATGCAAATTCTATTGGAATAACTAAAGCCTATTCAGATACTAACGACTATTCCATTAATTGATATTTTAAAATTGGGATATGAAGTATATCGACATAGAGATATAACTAATTAATAAGATAACAAAGACTATGTTTTCGTATTTTTTAAGCGTTTTATCAATTATATTACTACTATCAGATAGATAACTTATTTTATTACCACGTAGTAAATTAATTGTTGAGTTTAATAGGAACATTCTGCTTATACCCATATAGAATAAGAATATAAAAGCATCAATAGAGAAGTAGAAAATAAGGTATGATACTAGCGACCAGATAAGTACATTATATACAAAATCTACTTTATGCCACATTTTCATATATACATATTTGTGTGCACTACTTGACTTCCATACATAATAGTCCTGCAAACCCTCTATTATAAATATTACCGATATTATTGCTATTATTATTTCCATTTTTATTATATTTTTTATAAAGATACAACTAAATATTTAATTCCTTACTTTTTATTGAAAATATATTTAACCCATGCAAACCTTTTTCGATTATCTAAATAATCAAAATCCTTCTCATTTTTATATGCTTCTATCTCAAAAGATATATTTCTATAAGCACCTTGCCCAGATCCAAATATGAACAGTCCAAAAAAGTACTCTAATATATAAACGATATAGAATAAAATGACTAGCATTTCTTCTTGTTGTTTTATATGTATTTTCTCGTGGTTTAGTGTTTTAACAGTAGAATAAGACCTTAAAATAATATAAGGATATAATGTTATTCCACCTATTTTCATAAACCAACTAAGATTGTCTAGAATTTTGTTTGATCGAATAACGATTGGTATCTTCATATTTTTTGTTTATTATTATATATTATTTACGTAAAATGTAAATTATTTTAATATATTTGTAGCAGATTAAATTGTACGCATTTAAATAATAAGACTAAAATTAATATATAATAATAAACAAAAAAATATGGATAAGAAAACAAAAGAGGTGCTAGACAAGTTAAGACTACCAATCCACTATACTTTTATAGCAAATTATATATTAAAAAGAGATGAAAAGTATACCTTATTATTTTTAAAAGAATTAGAAAATCTTGGATATATTAAGGAACACTCTGCTGGTGGATACTATGTAGCCGTATAAATACTTTATATATACAATATGATGAGAATATTATTTATGTTGTTGATTATTAGTATATTATACTCGTGTTCTGTTTTTAAAAAAAAAGACATAGAAGTTTACACTAAATCTAGTTATATAACATACACACCATTAGAACTCCCTATCTTAAAAAGTAATAGAACAGAAGAAGATGGTATGATTTTTATAGAAGAAGCAATGTTAACACACGAACCAGTGCTTCTATCTGAACCAATTCACTTATTAGTATCACCAAAAGCCTCTGGTAAAAAAGAGAATTTAATAGATATAAATAATAAAATAGACACCTCTTTGGTAAAATATGATGATATTGGAATAATAGCTTATAATGTTCCTAAAAAATTCAAGGTGAATGAATATTCTACAATAAAGCTAAGAATATCCAAATCAGATGATGCCATTGCTATTGTTGGTGGGAATAGAGGTATATCCATAATAGGTAAAAATTCTAAAGATAAAGTTATTTTAGAGTCTATAAAAATAGATGATATAATGACTGCCATACTATATAGTGATAATGATTCTGCTATAATAGAACTTGTTAATAAGAACGAGACACAGAATATACACAAAAATGGATACACAGAATGGATTTGGCGAATAAAACCACTTAATGATAAGCCAAATTACCTAAAACTTATAGTAAGTATATCTGGTAGGGATATAGTAGTTTACGAGAAAACAATACCAGTAGATGGTGATTTTTGGTTTGAATCAACTTCGTGGTTAGAAAAGTGGTGGGAAGTTTTAGCCACCACTCTAATAATACCCATCGTTATACCTATTTTTATTTATTATAAAAGGAAATCAAACAAAGAGAGGTCTTGAAGACATCATCTCGTTTACCTGTTTTTTAACTTCACTTATAGTATATTCGTCATCGATGTTACAAAGAACAACATCTATTAAATAAACTATCTTTACCATATCTTTTTCTACTAAGCCTCTTGTAGTAACTGCTGGTGTACCTATCCTTATACCAGAGGTTACAAACGGAGATTTAGTATCGAATGGTATCATATTCTTATTAACTGTTATATCAGCACTCTCTAGAGCCTTTTCTGCTTCCTTACCATTGATATTTTTATTATTTAAATCTATAAGAACCATATGATTATCAGTTCCACCAGATACTATATTATATCCTTTTAAAATAAACTCATCTGATAATTTCTTAGAGTTTTTAATAACTTGTTTTTGATACTCTACATACTTAGGAGTAAGTGCTTCACCAAAGGCTATGGCTTTACCAGCTATGATGTGTTCTAATGGACCACCTTGTGTACCAGGGAATATAGATGAATCAAGTATTGACGACATTTTTTTAAAATCCCCATTTTTAAGTTTTATACCAAATGGATTTTCAAAATCTTTACCCATTAATATAATACCACCTCTTGGTCCTCTTATCGTTTTATGTGTAGTTGATGTTATTATATGACAATGGTTAACTGGGCTTTTTAAAAGACCAGCAGCTATAAGACCAGAAGGATGAGCCATATCTGCTAGAAGTATAGCACCAACTTTATCTGCAACTTCTCTGAAGAATTTATAATCTATTTCTCTAGAATAAGCAGATGCACCAGCTATTATTAATTTAGGTCTTTCTTTTAAAGCTATCCTCTCAACCTCTTTATAGTCTATAAGACCAGTATCTCTATCAACACCATAAAATAGTGGTGTATACAATTTACCAGAAAAATTAACAGATGATCCGTGAGTTAAATGACCACCATGTGCTAAGTCAAATCCTAATATCTTATCACCTGGATTTAAACAGACTGAAAAAACTGCGGTATTGGCCTGAGAACCAGAATGTGGTTGCACATTAACATATTCAACACCAAAGAGCTTCTTAGCTCTCTCAATCGCAAGTATTTCCACCTCATCTACTACCTGACACCCACCATAATAACGTTTACCTGGGTAGCCCTCAGCATACTTATTTGTCAAAACAGATCCACATGCATCCATAACATCTTGACTAGTAAAATTCTCACTTGCAATAAGCTCTAGGCTATTTACTTGTCTTTCTCTTTCCCTTTCAATTAATCTAAATATCTCTTTATCTTGCATGTTTTTATTTTTATATATTATAGTCAGAAAACTAAAAAAGTCCTTAATTTCTTAAGGACTTTTAATATAAATGTTATACTAAGATGATTGCCCTATCCTATATGCAATGTCAAAATTGTGTCTTATTGCCATTTCTATATCAAAATCAGGTGGTAAGTTATTTGAATCATTTGCCATTTTAGTATACCAATCTTTCCAATCAGCTTGCTTTACAATTTCATATTTCTCATTTTTGTTAACAATACCAAACTTTATGATTACACAATGTGGTGTTGGGAATTTAACGCTTATTGGGTTTATAACCAAGCTTTCCACATTCTTAGCTTTCATAATAAAGATATCAGCTATTTTTTTATACATTCTATATAAAAATTTATTTCTTGAAATTTCAAATTGATCCATAGTTTAAATATTAATTAGGTATCTGTAAAAACTTTTACCAGTTTTTACAAAAATTGTTATTATTAAATCCATAATGAGCCATAGCAAAAATATAACACCAAGTATGTTAGCAATTATTGGCATTCCATTTTCAACAAACGACTTGTATATTAATGAGAATATAAACAATTCAGCAATCATATACCAAAATGTTATAAACACTCTGTGTACTAAATTAGTAATAAAGAATATAAAGTTCATAATATTTTTATTTAATCAAATATAATAAAATATATTGACATACACTAATTTATTAAATAATTTTAGTTCTTTATCTTCACAACCACCTATTCTGTGTACTTCTTATAGGAATAATATAAGAATAGTGTTGAAAATAATAATAAGAAATATAGTTCGAAGTATGTAGCTATAACCATCAATAGTATAACCGTAATCATAGAAATTAAGCCAGTCTTTTTCTTATGCTTGGGTATACTTTTAAGTTCTAAAAAAGATTCTAATATAACACCACCATCGAGGGATGTTATTGGTAACATATTAGTTATAAATAAAGTAATATTTATAATCATCATATAGATTAAAAACACATCTAGGAGAGCAATCTTTAAATAGGTAGTAAGTAGTAATATTATGAATGAAATACCAAATAGTATTAGATTAGACAGTGGTCCAGAAAATGTTATAAAAATATCATCTTTTGGTTTTATATTACTAGACATCGATGCTGATCCAAATAAAATACCAATGTCAATACCATACACCTCATAACCCAGCGATAAGGCTGATCTTGCATGTGCTAGTTCATGAATTATTACGGATATAAATATTGCTAATACTATTTCTATATTAAAAAATATGAATAATAGAAGAAAGAATAAGCTAAATGTAATTTGAACACCTTTGAATTTGAAAAGTTTAATACTTGTAAAAGTTGATATGATTTTTATTTTTATTTATTTTGTGATTAATATGCTACTCACTTTTTAGCCTTTTTTTAGCACTATTAAAAGCGTTTTTGTAGCTTACTAATTGCCCAACGCTTTGTCCAATAGTCCTAAAGTTATGTACTTTTAAAACAAGATACATATACTGTGCATTATCACTTAATGATAATACATTTACTCGATTGTCTCTTACCACGCCTTTAAACTTATTCGGCAACATTTTCAAGGACTTAAGTCGTTTGTATATCTTTTTATCTGAAAAGTTATTAGCTTCTAAATATGACATAAGGTTAATAATATTCTTTTCCAATTCTGATATATTATCAAGAGTATGATTAAGTTTATAAGCTCTTTCCTTCATCTTAAGGTAAGAAGCACCATCATATATTTCCCTTTTGTTATAAAGAGTAACAGTAGCTTCTGTTAAAATACTGCTAGTTGCTAGATAATCTAGAAATGATGATAGATTTTCTTCGCTATGGAAAATTCTTAATTTCTTAGAGTATCTATTCTTTTTAACTGTCCATAGTTTATCATTCATAATCAATTTATTTCTTCACCAGTTTCCTTATAGGCTGGGTTTATTAGCTTTAATCTAATGCTTTTACCATCTCTAGCATTTCTATCTACATATGGTCTTAGTACAAATCCCTCTCTTATGTGAATACTATTACCAGATACTAATTCTTTCCCTTTACATAACTTAATTATTTCTTTAGGTAGCGAATAATTAGTTTTAGTCTTTCTGATACCCTCCTCTTTGTTTTCATACAAAACTATTTCCTCTTCTTCTAGTTTTATATTACCATCAAAAAGAATAGGCACCCATAAATCTAATAGGTCTTGAGGAACTTTGTCATAAGGAATTGATATACTATTAACCCTTACATCAAATATAAGAACAGAAGGCTTAATCCTACCATAACTATATCCACCTTGTACAGGTAGAACTTCACCAAATACTTGAACTATCCCATTATCAAAATTAGACTTAATCTTATTAACTATGTCATCATTTTTAGAAGCCTGCCAATATGTATTTGTTTCACTATCATCAATACATAAGCCTTTTTTAAGCATACCTTTAGAAGAAACCATAGTTTCATCATTATCTAGGTCATGTGCTAGTATAAACTGACTACCATGTACTTTCTCTGTGATAATAACCCTTTCCCCTTGTACAATTTGATTAATATAAATAGCAATTTGGTCACAATCATGACTACCTATATGGTTCATCTCATATGGTTTGACACTACCTTCCAATTCTTGGGGAATTGGGGGTTCATATTTAGATATACATAAATCATCTGATATATCGATACCTATACTATAATCGTCAAAATTAGGGACTAGGTGTTTTGGTACTAATATACCAGAGGATATCTCACCTCTTAATCTCACACCTTTGACTCTATTATGATTTGACCCAACTAAATAATTCTCAAACGATGTCTTTATTTCCCCCTCTAGTACAGATTTTTCGGGTACAAATATTACTTCATCCCCATCTTTGTAGAGTCCCCTTTGGACTACAACTTGATAAGACCCTACTTTACCCACCTCTAATGCATCTGCATTAGGATGGGTGAATAGTTCTATTTTTTCTTTGCTTACTTTCCAATCACTCATATCTTTTTTTTTATTTATTGGTTATTAAATTACTTTTTAAGAACTTCTTTATAGTAGTAATCATCAAATCCTTCTAGCATTTCATTCATGCCTTTTTTCTTATTACCACCAATTACTTCGTCAATTATACCGAATTCTAATGCTTCATCGGAATGTAACCAGTTGTCAACTCTAGATGAGTTTAACATGTCTTCAAATGACTTTCCACAGTTTTCTGCCAATATCTTAAAAAGAATGTAATTATACTTTTCTGCCTCAATTTGGCCTACTCTAGTATCTTGTACATTACCTTGGCTACCATGTGATACCATGTGTGTCATTACCTTTGCATATGGTAGAGAAAATCTTTTACCTTTAGCACCAGCTGATAGAATTACTGATCCCATAGATGCACACATACCAGTATTGATAGTCGCAATATCAGACTTTACATAATCCATAACATCAACAATAGATAAGCCACTTTTAACACTTCCACCTGGTGTATCTATATGCATAGTTATATCTGAAGCATTATCTACATCGTCTAGATACATTAGTTGTGCCATCACAATTGAGGACATACCATCACCTACCTCACCAGTGAGCCATAGTATTCTATCCCTAAGCATTCTAGAGAATATATCCATTTGAGTAACCCTAAGTTCTCTCTCTTCTAAAATATAAGGAGTTAAGCTTGATGATATTTGCTTATCTGCATAATCTAATTTTGATGTTGAAATTCCTCTTGAATTTGCAAATTTTTTGAAATCTTTTCCGTTATTCATATTTGTTTTTGTTGTTATTAATTAAGTGGCAAATATAGTAATATTTTTGTAATCTACCATATATATTTGATGTTATTAATTTATATAAGTTCTATGTCTTCATATCCATATTCCATAAGAATATCAATAACCTCTGGTCTATCTCTAGCAGATTTTAAAGCTCTGTAGTCTGATTTAGATACATCAGCACCATTTTCTAGTAAATATTTTATTACTTTGATTGATGCACCATTCTCAATTGATTCTACTAACCCATCAGTCTCACAAATCTCCGCACCACCTTCAATCAGTAATTTGATCATAGGAAGCTTCGTATCATCACTAGTCATACAAGCTATATTTAATGCATAATTTGCTAAGTCAAAATCATCAACTCTATCTATCAATGCTTCTACGTGTTTGAAATATTTCTGATCCTCAGTCAAGTAATTCATAATATGATTAATAGTATTAGATGTGAGTTTAGAATAATCAGAAAGTAACAATTCTGTTATTTTATCTCTATCATCTGAAATTGAATAGTTTATACACATCCCATCACTAAAATTAATATCAGCACCGTTTTCAATTAAAAAATTTACAGATTCAAAAGAACCATACCTACATGCTATAGATAAGCAATTATCATCTTCACTTTCCATATTAATATCAGCACCATTATCTATATGTGCTTTTATCACTTTTTTTAGACCATTTTTGCAAGCATTATTTAAACTAATATCAAGCAATCTTACTCCAACTCTATTAGGATTTGCGAGATACTTGAATAAAATATCATCCTCACCTCCTAGATAAACTCTATTATTATCAAGAAATCCTCTCTTATCATACTCCTTAATAAAAGATAAATTACTACAGACATTGCATATGTTGTATACAAAATGAATACTAGCATTTTTAAGCATATTGTATCTTGTTTCAATACAATATTCAAATAAGACTTCATCACTTCTTAACTTATCTAGATTATCCTTAGATATAAAAATAGCAGATTTAATAATAGATTTAATTAAATCTGTGTAATTACTATCAACAAAATAATCAAATAGTTTATTTTCTATACAATACTGTGAATTTAAGTATTCTATTTTAGATTCTAGAGTTTGTGTTTCAAACCACTCAATTACGTTTTCTTGATTTTCTTGATTGTTCATAACCTTATATTTTAAGTTCAATACAAATATAGTAATATTTTTAATATAAGTAAGCCTTATTTTTATATTTTTCTTAATCTATTTTTATTAACCCAAACTAATTTCCCATTACCATAAACATATTTCACAAGTACACTACTCTCTGGTGTTATCACTTCTACTTCTGTGGTATTATCTAATAATAGTTTATCACCATGAGTGAGTTTTGTGTGAACTTCCATATCTAAGATTTTCAATGCTTCAATAGCTTTGTCAACATCAGCTTTTGCTTCAAACCAATCTGTTTCAGATGTTGATTCAAAATATCTAATATTTTCAATAGCTTCTATAATTTCTTTAAATTCCATTTATTTATTTATTTTGGTGCTGATTTTCTAAAATCTGATAACGCTTTGTTATGTAGTGGTTTGAAATCATTATAAAGCTTATCCCAGCTTTGTTCTGTTTTTAGAATGTTATACCATATTTTGTTAGCAGATTGGAAATCAATATATCCTTTGTCTAAAACTTGTTTAGCAAAAATAGGTATTCTAATAGAGTGAAATAATGATTTTAAACCAATTTTAGTATCACCCTTTTGTATTTTCTTTTTTGCTTTAACCCAAGAGTTTGAACTTATATGAGAAATTGCATGTCTTATCTTTGGTATTGATATTTCAAATGTAGTGACGTAATCAATATTTTCTCTTAATATTGCCCAGGGTGGTGCATATATACATTCTATATTATTTACTCTATGCCAGTCCAAATCTTTCTGAAATCTATCAGGTGTATAAACATGTACATTAATATTCCCCTCCACAATTTCAACACATTCAACGGAGTTGTTAGCAACCATAATAACATCCCAATCGGAAAGGCTATTATAATTGCCATATACTCTACTGCCAAATATATATACATTATGTATTCTACTATGGTGTATTTTAGACGCTCTTATTATATCATCTAGTTTAATCATTTGTTATATTTGTTTAGCTAATCTTTCTCTTATTTCACTAAAAGTGGTTTGATTAAAGAACTCACCATCTTTAAATATTACCTTTAATTCATTATCGTCTTTGTTTACTTCTTCCCAAGATACTTGATCTATAAGAACATACTCACCATCTTTTTTAATAACCTTTAAAAGTCCTTTTGCGGATTTCTTAATACCAGAATCAGTAATAGGATCTTTGAACACTTCTATTCCTTCTATTTTTCCATCTACCTCAATCTCAACATATGTAGCTTTTTGTGCCATCCCGTGTGTGTCTCTTGTTACCATTTGTAAAGAATAAGAACCAACACCTAGTACAACATTAGTTGTTGCAAAATTCTTAAAAGAAAGTCTTTCATATATCCTTTCTGCTCTATCATAATTTATAGAATCGCCATAAATGACACCTACCTTTTCATTTAGCTTAACATATCCTTCCTTAGATTTTACACCACCAAATGTATCATATAATAGCTCTACAACACCTTTAAAGGAAGGATGGTCTATATCACAGTCTTTAGTATTATCTAGGCTATTATAACCACATATGATATCAACTGGGTCGCCAGAGTCTGGTCTAATAACTATCTTACCTTCTCTTCTAAGTATTAATTTCTTTAGCCTAGGCATATATTCATTCAAAACCTCCCATAGGTCAAACGTGTCAGATACTAAAGATAGGATACCTGTTGGGTTGTCTATTATTAACTTTTTAAATGTTGCAAACTCTGCAATCTTTCTAATTTCTTCATTTGATAAGTTGTCAACTTCCTCTTTTGGTGAGTTCAGATACTCACATACAATATCATCTAATTCCCCTTTTTTTATAAGCATTTCATAGAATCCTACATTAGCAGAGGTTACTGAGTGTTCAGTAGCAATCACTGAATTAATAACCACTTCTTTTTCATCATAGAACATTCTAGTTGCTGGTATAACTGGTAAGCTATCCCCACCTTTTGATGATGATGCAAATCCAATACCACTGTTTATAATACTAGATTTACCACTTAGACCCCTCATTGCAAAATCGTGATTTTGATAATCAACAAACCACATGTTCTCGCTATCAGTTTTAGTTATCCACTTGGTAGAAAGCCTTCTCAACGCAAATGATAATGTTGCGGATGTTGGTGCTTGCCATGCCTCAGCAGAGTTTATAGTCTCTAAATAATTAACTAACCAATCAAATATTTTATTATTCAATGGTTTTGTATTAACGATAGTGGTCATTGGTACTTTATAAGGTATTCTTTCACCTTCTGTAATTGACCTAAATTCTAATGGAAGATATCCTAACTTATGAAGGTCTTTAAAATGTGATACATCAAATGGCTTATCCATCATTAACATATCAGTCATATCTTTTCCAAATTGGTCAATTTCTTCAATAGGTCTATTAAAGAAATTTTCATCCCAATCTTTTTTCATTTTTCTAGTAGTCATCTGTGATCCAATAACCACTACTTTACCATCGTTTGGACAATTACTATGTTTACCACTTCTTGGTGTAAGGTTTGACTGCATCAAAACACTACCATTTGGTAGCATTGCTTTATGTCCTGTTTTATAGACATCTGTGTAATATATTTCTAAAAAATTCATATTGTTGTTTTTTTATAAGTTATGCTTAATCCCAATTCTTTTGCTATTTTTATTTCTTTACTAACCATCTTATCTTTATTCCACCCTGGTATTTTATAGACTACCATTTCTACACTTTTTTCTATAAAAGCTTTAGATAAAGATAACCAGAGTTCTAAGTCAATGGGTTCTTCCTTAAAATTTAAAAGTGTATGACTATAAGTTACTGGAGAAAATGCTATAACAGATTTCTTATTTAATTCTGCTATGTATAAAGACACCAATGCAAAGTTATTTTCTCTTGTATACGGATTATCGTCAAAATATGGTGAAGAAACAAAAACGATTTTATCTTTAGTATTCATTTTTAAAAATGTCTAGTTGTTTAATTTTCTTAATTTCATATGGGTTATTCTCCATAAATGAATCATCACTTATCTCCGAATAACTGTTAGTTGAGTAAATACCGTCAAAATATTTATTGAGTTCTTTAAACCCTTTAGAAAAAACACCATGTGATACTATTAAATATATTTCAGTATTAAATTCTCTTTTAGGTCTTTTACTTAATATAACTTTAGCAATCTCAATAAATGTTCGCCCACCATCACATATATCATCTATGATAACAAATTTGTTAGCATCTGAATCAATTAATGGTACTTCTGTATGTGATATCTCACCAGTAATTAAGTTTCTTACTTTTGATGCCATAATCACTCTATCTCTATCAAAGATTTTTGCTATACCAAACGCCTTCTTCAAAGCTCCAGCATCAGGTGATATAATACTTGTGTCATTACTATAGATATCTTTAGTGATATCTTTCATAGCAAACATAACTAGTTCTACATTGGATATTTTTATATAATTATTCACACAAGCCTCTATCACATCAGAGTGTGAGTCATAAACACTTACTGATTTATAGTTTTGTAAGTTTATGATTGGTGCAATAACATTTTTTATGTAGTTAGAGCCACCTTCACTAAATTTTCTATCAGATCTACCACCTAGGAAGTATGGTATATATAAGTTTATATTTTTAATACCCATTTCTTTAAGTGATGCAGTTGCACTTATTATAAGTTCTAAATCTTTAAAACTACATAAGCGGCTTTTTATAGTCACATTATCATCTGTGTTTGGTGTTAACACATGTACAATATCAACAGACTGTTGTCCATCAGGAAACCTTGATATTTTATATTTTATTTCTGAATTTTCAGAAGTTAAATCTAAAACTATGTCCATATTTCATTATTTTTTTCCAGAAAGTCTTTCTGAGTTCCTAATTTATCAATTTCAAAGTTATGGACTTCGTGTGAGAAATACTCAAAAGTGAAATCAATATTACTTTTTTCAGACACCATTTGTTTTAAAATTTCTTTTAGCCTTTCCTCATCTAGTAAGTATTTTTTTTCAAGTTCTATTCTGAATAACTTACCACTGTCAATAGGAGTCAATAATTTATCTTTAGATTCATTATTTTTATATACTTGACAGCTTACTATTACCTTTCTTCTCATTTGTTTACGATTTGTATTTTTAATTGTCTTATCTTACACTTAATCCAATGCTTATCTTTAGATGATAATTCTTCATTAGTAATACCTAAGATTTTTTGAAGCTCGTCAGATAAATAAGATTTATTGCTATTTGTATTGTAATTTGGTTCTTCTGTTTGGTCAAAGTCGAATTCGTATGCCATTTTTTATTTTTTATTATAATACTATTTATAGTACTATTTTTTAATTTGTTTAATGTATTATTTTAAAGTATTTATAATTTTCAACCAATTGAATATTTATTAATGTTTAAAATAAATCACCTTACAATACTTGTAGTACCTATATAGTCTTATTTATGAACTAATTAAAATTTCCAGTTAAAAATGTTTTTTAATTCCCTTTTATCTAAATCAGTGAAATTATTAAATCCCCTTTTTATTAGAAAATCCTTCACTACACTATCTTGTTTATCTTTCAATGAATAAGCTATATTTTTGACCTCATCATATGATAGGTTAAAAAATTCTATAACTGGTATCTTATCAATACCTATTTCAATAGCAGCTATAGCTCTATGTCTGCCTTCTTGTGAGGAGGAATCCCTCACTATATAAGGTATTGGGAATTTATCCCCACTCAACATATCCTGAGCATACTTTCTAGCTTTTTCTATTGATACTGCATTGGAGTCAATAGTCTCTTGATATGTTAATCCAAGATTTTCACCAACGTATTTAATATACTCTTTTGGATTCATATACTTTAGTATAGCAGATATATCCTTGCTTAATATAGAATACAATGGGTGCTTAAATTCCACGTGGTCATATATTCGGTTCATGTCAAAGGGATTTATTTTTTGACTAAATTCTTCAAATTTACTTATCATGTTTTATTGATAAGGTTAGAGATTTAAAAATCAATAAATCAATCATATTACTTCTTTTTATTTTTATTACTTTTACTTATAGATTTTATGTTTTCTATAAGTAAACATAATAGTAATACAATAGATGATGCCAATATTTCCATATGAGTATATATTAGTCAAATAACTTATTTCTATAGTTTAAATGTTAAGATAACTTAAAATTATTAAATATATATTATATATCATGATGTTGCATGTTTTTGACTAATATACAGTATTTTAAAACTTAATATTAATCTTCACTTATTGGTTTCAAAACAAGGGAATTAAGTGCTTTTATGAATCCGTCTTTGTAACATAAGTTTATATCTTTATATAAATCAGAATCTATATTAACCAATTTTTCATCTGAAAGATATCTTACATTATAGACAAAATAATAATCATTACTAACAGAATTACTACTATATGTAACAGTCATAATAATCCCATATTTGGTAAATAACCAATTTTTTAAATCCCCTCTTGTAGGTGCTAAAGTATAGTCACTATTTTGAAAGAATTCTACCAAAATAGGAGTTTCGCTCTCATAACCGATTTCATAACCGATTTCAAATCTACTTAATGCAGTTTCTTCATTCTGAGTTCTTCTTATTTTATCTCTCCAAATTGAATATGCCGAGTAACAAGTCTCATTATACTCCTTTTTCTTCGCTAATGCAGCTACATCAAATGATATTACCTTATCCATATTTAAATTAATTTATTAATTTTTAAATCTCTAACCTTATCAATAAAACATCCTAAGTGAACTAAACTTACACCTTCAGAGTAATATCCGTTACTTATACCAAGCCACCTTATTGTGACATAACCTTTAATAGTTGCCATATTGTAGAAACTATATGTATAACTCTCGCCAATACCATCGCCACTTCCTTCATTGGAATTACATTCAGATTTTAATATAGGACTATTTAACAAATCATCTAGACTACCATTTATATCATCTATCACAACATCTTCACAACAATCTTGAATATGCTTCATAGAATATTTATTTCCATCTGATAATAGAAAAACTATCTCATTTTTTTCATTATTAATATTAACGTCTAATATAATCTTTCCTAAAAGTTCATCCATAGGTTACTTTGGTTTTATATTTCTTAATTCTTTTTTATTTCTTGATACTTGTGACTTATCTGCCTCAATACCTTTCTTCTCTAGAAATGAAAAGAAATTTAGCCTAGTTTTTAAATTTTTAACACTGTCCATAATGGTTTTTTTAAATTAATACTTGACAAAAATATAACAAATAAATGTAATAGCCTAATAATCACTAGATTATTTTATGTTATATATATTCTTAATAGATGATATTCTAGATATAATACCCCACCACTGCGTAGAATATAGGTTATGACACTTATACATAAGGTCACTATTATCTACAAATTTACTATAATCTTTTTCACAACCTTCTATACTTCGTTGTTTATTAAAAAGAAATCTACAATAAATCTCATAACTATTCTCTAAAATCATATTTATTTATTTTCGTGCAAATATACAAATAAATATTTGAGTAAAGAAACTATTAATAATATATATCACTATGAGTGCTGGAAGAAGAGTTAATACAAAAAGTAAAAGTTGGGGAACACCTAGTAAATACATAGATGTTATAAAATTATTTTTTGAAGGAACTATTGATTTAGATCCTTGTTCTAATGAGTACTCCATTGTGAACGCTGATATAAATTATATAGTGCCTCAAAATAATGGATTAATAGATTCGTGGAATTATAAAAGAATATTCGTAAATCCCCCATATGGTAGAGACAAGGATAGTTCAACATCCATAAAAGATTGGCTAAGAAGGTGTTTATTTGCCCATAGAGATCATAACTCTGAGGTTATAGCATTAATACCCGTTGCCACAAATTCAAGCCACTGGAAAGAGTTTATATTCCCTAAAGCAAATTCTATATGCTTTCTCTACGATACTAGACTTAAATTTCTAGAAAACGGTCAGAATGGTGGGAAAGGTGCTCCAATGGCATGTTGTTTGGTATATTGGGGCAATGATTATAATAAATTCTATAACTCATTCATAGACTATGGTGCAGTTTTGCCACTAAAAACACTAAAAGATAAGAAAATAGGTAAGTATTAATTCTGTAATAAGGAAAATTCATTCTCATATACACCAATCACACCAGAGTCTATAAGTTTAGACCTAACATAATCTAAATGTACACAAAACAAATTTCCATCATCCTCTTCATAGTATTTTTCCATATCTAGAAATATAGTATCCGAATTGGATAGCAAAGCCACAGATGATAGAATATTAAAAGCATCTTTTCTTTGACTAGATTGTACCATATCCTCAATCATCATTTTGTATTTTTTCATAGTTTGTTTGTTTGTAAGTTATGTTATATGATATTCGTAATTAGTTTTAGGTATTAACAATATTTAACTTTTTCTGGTAAATTAAATATCTTACATATTGCCTTTTTTCTATTATCAATAGAAATATAACGATCATATTCAGCAATTGATTTCTTTAATACCTCACTTATTCTTTGATTAATTACCATTTTGTTTAAACTTATTTTATAATTATAGTATAATGTTTAAGAATGTTTAATTAAGAAAAATATGGCTATATATAAAGAATATAAATACCAGAACAGTAAAGGTTACTCCTCCTATATCGTAAGCAAGAAAACTTTCTGGGGTGGAAAAAAATTAAAGAATTTCCAATAGGTTATGAGTGGGATATGGATCTAAATAAATTAAAAATATCTCTAAACAAATCTAATAAAGAACTAGATTTGTTTTTGGAATTACTTAAATCAAAAAATAACACTATATTCATATCAAATTAAAAATAATACTATGACAAATACAGAAATTAAAAAAGAGCTTTCTAAACAAAAACCCTTAGCAATTTTTAAATACATTAGAAAAGGTGTAGCATATCACTACACAGATTTAAATCAAGATAGAGTTAGTTTTGAGATACCAGTTGATGACATGGGTGATGCAGATTTTAAATCTAGTATGGATGCAAAACTATTAAATAGGTGGATAGTAAATAATGATGAGATATGAGATTATTTGACACAGGTGGTATTGACAATGAAACTGTAGACCTTGATGACGTTGAGATATATTCACACTTGTCAAGCCATTATGAAACATTGCGTAACTTAATGTTTCAGGAAATAGGATACTCATACTGCTATATGAATTATTGGAATAATGATATATATAGTGTATATGATTCACAGAAAGAAAGAATCAATGAACTTATACAATATTTTACTGATAACGAGAAAGATAATAGAGGGGATGTGTTGTGGTTTAAAGAGCAAGTATTTATATTTCAGTGTGAGATAGAAAACATGTGCTAAATTATTTAAAATTATGATAAAAACAATTATTACTAGAATGAATAAAAAATCTAAACTATATGCTATAATATTAGGACTAACATTATTCTTTGTTTCCTCTATATTTACATCATTTGGAATATCACTTATAATAGTGGTATCTAGTGGTGTTATAATATCTATCATAGACCAATTCAAAGAAAATGGCATTATGATACATAACCAAAGATGGAAACCAATATTATATTTATCCTTTGTTATAGTCCCATTAACTATCTTTTTACTAACATTATTTAAATCATGTTAGTAAAAAAAATATTTGCGACTGATAAGTTAAAGCACCTTGTATTAGGACTCTTAATTTACTCTGCACTCACACATTTAGTAAGTCCTCTTATATCACTACTAATCACAGTATTTATAGCAATTGCTAAAGAAGTAATATGGGATAAATTACTAAAAAAAGGAACTCCTGAAATTCTAGATGTTATAATGACAATAATATTCCCATTTTTCTTGTTTCTAATCCAAACTTATCTACTACCACTATGAAAACAAAGCAAGAAAAAAATATAAACGTATTATCATTATTTGACGGGATGTCTTGTGGACAAATAGCTCTTGATCATCTAGGATTTAAGATAGGTAAATACTTTGCATCAGAAATTGAGAAATCATCAATAAAAGTAGCTAGTCATAATTATCCAAATACTATACATATCGGTAATGTTACTAGTATAGATTCTAAAATCCTACCAGATATAGATTTGCTTATGGGTGGTAGTCCATGCACTGACTTCTCTATGGCAGGTTCTAAAAATGGACTTGATGTTAATGAGGTTCAAGTATATAGTTTAGACAAGTATATAGAACTAAAAAACAATGGATTTACCTTCTCAGGGCAGTCATATCTTTTTTGGGAGTTTGTAAGATTATTCAAAGAAACTAAGCCTAAGTATTTTTTACTTGAAAATGTGAAAATGAAGAAAGTTTATGAAGATATTATAACTAAAGAACTAGGTGTAGAGCCAATTATGATTGATAGTGCTTTAGTATCTGCACAGACTAGAAAAAGGCTATACTGGACTAATATACAAAATATCAAACAACCCGAAGATAGATGTATTAATATAGAGGATGTTGTATATGATGATTCATATAAGACATTTACTAATCCAAGAATAGCTTTGTCTAAGAAAGCTACTAAGAACTACGTAAAGTGGGATATATCTGGTAAGGGATATTGGTCTCAACAAGATAGAGCATATTATAGAAATAGTAAAATGTGTACGTTACCCAAATCTAGAGCAGGTAGTAAATTAAATATCGTTGTTGATTATGATAATAATATTTATAGAAGATCACACCCAATAGAGGTAGAGCGATATCAAACAATACCTGATAATTACACGCTAGTTGATGGTGTGAGTAATACTAAACGTCTGGAGATGGTTGGGAATGGTTGGACAATAGATGTTATAAAGCATATTCTTAAATATATGAAGTTTTAAGTCTTATCACCATAAATAAATACAATTGCTATAGTCAACCTATTGACTTTAATCATTCTATTTAAATCAAATCTATTACTCATAACATTTATATTTGTAATTAATAGAATGTTTAATATTTTTTACTATATTTGTAAATAAAAATATACTTATGAGAAAAATGAAAAATATATCGGTTGATAAAGAATACCTTAGAAATCTTTTGAAAAGTGGCAGACAAAAAGCTATTTTCGGATTAGGTGGTTTTTCTGGTAGTACAGCATTAAGTTTTGAAATAGTAAATCACGATGGTTATGTAACAGAAATCTGTGAAGAGTCAGGATATTGTCAATGGACAAATATGAATGGAACAGAAATGATGTCAGTAAATATAAATACTATAACAATTTAAACAAACAAATATGGAAACATCAATTAAGAACCCACTAATATTTTTAATAAACACCGAAAGAAATCAAGAAATGATATCTTCGTTCAACTGTATAGTTGATGTTCTTACACACTCTAGTGGTATAGAAAGTGCTAAAAAAAGTATAGAAACCGATTTGACAATTTATTTCTATGATTATTTTTCTATAATTATAGAAGAAAAGAGTATTAAGGTAATTCAGAAAAAATTTCCAAACCAAAGCTATACAAGTTTTAAGAACAACACAATTTTAATATTTAGTTAAATAAGAAAGAAGTTTGTAATTGTTACTATTAATATATAAGTAATGATTAAAAGTTTTAGATTGTTTAACGAAAGCATACACAATATTCAATATAGCAAAGAAGTTGATGAAGATGGTGATAATATCGAAATAAGTGCTTATTTAGATGGTAGTAGTATTGCTAAGTTATCTTTTGAAATCCTATATGATGCATATGAATATGAATTTAGTGATGACTTCACAGAAGATGAATTTGATGCTATTTATACAGATGTGAGTATTGTTAAGTTATCACACATTGAAGTAAATAAAGATTATATGAGAGAGGGCGTAGCTAAAAAACTTATTAGTTACGGAATAAGCCTTATGATAAAAGAGGGTTATAATGAATTCTTTTTAAATGCATCACCCATGGGCTTCCATGGGATGAGATTACAACCACTTATAGAATTTTATAAATCATTTGGATTTAGAGAAATACTTAATCAGGGAAATAATTCATTAATGGCTTTAGTTATTAAATAAATATTCATAAAGAACTTTATATTCTTGGTAAATTCGATATATTATCTTTCTTGGTGTCATTCGGGACTGATTTTATATTATTACTAGACACAATAACTTCAGTCAGTGATTGATAGTTTTCATTGAGAGTATAAAAATTACCTTGTTTATTTTTTATTCTGTAAATAAGTTCTGGCTCTGAAACTATTTCTGTAATAGTTTCTTCATTCTTATAAGCTATTCTAAATATTGTATTAGCCTGGTTTCTATGTGTTATTATATATTCTTTCATACTTGTCTTATATATTAAAATATTTTTTCCGCTTATATTAAAACATTTGCTTATTTTTTCATATATTTATAGAACTACAAAAACAAAATAAATGGAAAAAATGAGATTAGGAAACCTTATAGATGAGGTTGTAAGTAAATGGAGTTTTGATAACTCTTGGAAAGCATGTGGTGATAGCCACACCTTTCAATGTGATTTAAGTAATCATACAAAAAAAGAAAATTCAATAGCACCATCCATAATAAATGATAAAGCAGTATGGGTGTGTAGACTAACAACTAATGGTGGTGTGTCTTGGAACACTGCCGATATGTCAATTCCAAAGTGGTTATTTGAATATTATATGAAGTATAAGACAAATAAAATATCGGCTAGTCAAATAGAATATAAGATTCACTAAAAAGAGTAGCATTGGATTGTGGTTGTTCAGTTTAAATATATAAGGAAAGTAAAGCAATACAATGTCTTTAAAAAGTATAAAAATGTTTGGTGATTATATTATAGAGAATACGAATAATATAAACACAAATTTCTGGAAATGGTTTGGTGATAGTAAGGTTATAAGTGATAATAAACCAACTGTTTGTTATCATGGTACATCATATAAAGATATAAAGTCATTTAATTATGAGATGATAGGATTAACAACTGGTAATGATGGTCACTATGGATATGGTATGTACTTTTCATATGCTAAGAATGAAGCTAAAATATACGGAGATTATATATACGAGTGTTATATTAAAATAGAAAAACCATTTACTGGAACATTTGAAAATATAAAAGAATTAAAAAAGATAGGGGTAGAAAACATAGATGATATAATAAACACTTCTATTGACTTTGGTTCATTAAAAAACAACTTTTTAGGAAAAAATGATATTGCTATCAAGTTCTTATCATATATAGAAAATAACAACATTAAAAAAGCATGGGAATATGTGTTTAATAATAATGGTGATAGTGATTTTTATAACGATCTTAACGATATTATTGAATATACTACATTAAAAAAACACAATGGTGTTATACCAGATTATGTAATAGATTTCTTGGATAACAACAATATTAATGTTATATTTGAAGAAGGATTTGCTAATGAACAGACACTTCATTGGATAACTGACTTGGGTAATGATAGTAAGAAAGTTACAGATTCTATTATAAGTCTAGGATATGATGGTGTTATATATGGGAGCGAGGTAGTTCCCTTCTATAGTAACCAAATAAAGTCTGTACAAAATCTCGGAAATTGGGATTTAAATAATAATAATATTTATTTATAAACTTTTTAATAATAATTACATACAAAATAAAAATGGTTGCTTACAAACTAATTAGAAAAATGAAAGATGGGACGTTGTCACCACTTTTCATAAACAAGAAAAGTAGAATTCCTTTAAATACCTGGCTAGATGCCGAATCCCATCCTACAAAAGGATTTGCATACAGAAAAGGTTGGCATTGTACTGTAACGCCAAATGCACCACACCTATCTACAAAAGATAGAATATGGGTTGAGGTTGAAGTAGATGATTTTGAATATTATAGGCGACCAGAGTCACAAGGCGGGACATGGATACTTGCACAAAAAATGAGAATTATTGCAGAGTTAGACAATTAATCGATTAATTAAAAAATTATTATATGAACAGAATTGATTCCAAAGAAGTTGCAAAAACAATATCTAATGAAGATCTTAGTATTATGTTTAATAATGCAAAAGCTAGTGTAAAAGACTGGAGGAAAAGAAGTCTTGTGAATAAGTCTATGACAATCGGAGTATCATGGAATATTCTAGCCAAAGATTTTAATATAAACCACGTGTATAATATGTTAATTAAAACAAATATGATTAGAGAGTTTGGAGAGTTTCTCCCAAATACAATTAAGAAACATAAATACAAGAAGGATGAAAGAGAGCCTTATCATGAAAATCCAAAATTTTAGAAATGAGTAAAAGTGTTAGAAAGAAATGGTATAATTTACAACTTTACGTACTAGAAAAAAAGTATAATTTACTAGATAATAGAGTTGATAATGAAGAAGTAAACTATAACGTCTATATATCTACCATAGAAACCATAGACAAAGAAATGTTCATATTAAAGACAAAGATTAACAATTTAAATTAAAAGATGGGTTATAGAACTAGAATAAGTAGAATACCAAAGTCCTTATATAAGGAGATAAGGACTTTGGATAAAGACTCACTAAATAATAAATATCCACAAGAAACTGAACCAGAAGAATATGTTTATATCCCAGTTGATAATTTTATAGAGGAATTATATGAATTTGGTAAATATACTGGATTTTCGCCACCAAAAGGTTCTACCTTACAATTTTTCGATAACGAAGATTTAAATAATGATTATGATAATTCAGATACAACTCTTAATATTGTAACTAAAGATTTCTTTAAATATATCATTGATCATTACTCGGAAGTAGTTAAAGAATATTATAAAGATATGATTACACCATTTTACCCAGATGAGAGGTTTGGTAGATCCGAATTCATCAAATCAATGCAGGTTAGCTATAATTTTGAAAATAATAACTATAATTTTGACTTTACAACAATCACTGAAAGAGAGCAGAATTCATTATATAAAATATTAGAACATATTAAAAGTTTTTCGACAGAGTGGGATGGGATAGAACCCTATGATATAGAAGGTGGTGATAAAATAACAAGTAGTTGGAAAATAGAATATATAATTTTTGAACTTGTTAGGCTATACAAAACATTTGATTGGGATAATGACATGCTAGTATACCACGGAAGCTAATGTTAAATAAAAAATGATAAAGTACCTTAAATGTTTAAATTGGAAAGGATTCTTAATTGTGTTGTTACTTTGCATGATTGGTGCATTGGTAAATGAGAATGTAACTAATTTTTCAGAATGGCTTTTAATTGTTATATTATTTGGAATTCCCATATCTATGTGTGTGTTATTTATTGACAAAACATAATATAAAACTCTCTTTCATATTTTAATATATAATGAAAGAAATATCTTAAATGAAGGAAATAGAGAAAGAGGTAAATGCGAAATTTAAAAACCTAAGAACTATAACTGCTTTGGTTGCATCATTACAATCTCCATCTATGATAGTCACTGGTAAAGGTGGTTTGGGTAAAACTTATAACATTAAACAAACTATCAAGAGTATGGGGATAAGAAAGGCTAACTTTAAGGAGATGGTTGGGTACACAACAGCTAGAGGTTTATATGAAGTCTTATATGATAATAAAGATTCTCTTATATTAATAGACGATTGTGATGAAGCCTTAGAGGATAAAACAAGTATAAGTTTATTGAAAGCAGCACTAGATTCCTATGATGTTAGAACTATAACATGGAATGCAAAGGTGAGTAAAAATAGTAAATATCCAAGTAGTTTTGATTTTACAGGATCTATCATATTTATAACAAATTTAAACGTTGATGATATAGACCAAGCAATACTTTCTAGAAGTATGGTTGTTGATTTAGCAATGACAAATGAAGAAAAATTAGTTAGAATAGAATCTATTTTGAAATTTTTAAATCCAGAATTTTCAATGGAAGTAAAACAAGATGCTCTTAACTATCTTAGAGAAAATGGCAAAACTTTTGATGTGAATTTGAGAACACTAGGTCTTATATCCAAACTAAGATATAACTATCCATATAATTGGCAACAATTATCTAAAACAATGATAAAATAATACATAACAAAATGAGTAAAATACACACTAAATTTAAAATGTTTACCGAAAATGTAGATTCTAAAGAACTCACAAAGGACGAACTAAAGCATATCCTAACTGGATATCTAGACGCTGCTCTTTGGACAGAAGAGGAAAGGTTAGAGGAAGAGGCAGAGGAAGATGGAAAAGACTGTGATATAAGTATTAGTAATGTAACACCTGACTCTATTTATAAAGTTATTAAAGATATCAAAAAACTTATACAGGAATGCCCAGCAGGTGTTGCTGAGGCAATTGATAAAGGTGGTTATGAACAATTAGGACATGATATACATCTAAGTAGCAATGGACATGGTGCTGGATTTTTTGATAGGGGATATGACAATGGTGATTCGTTACAGGAATGTGCTAGGAAATTAGGTGAAACTCATATCTTTATTAATAATGACTGTTCTATTACCATAGAATAATTTAAAGTTGTATATTTGTAAAAATTAAAATATTATGAAATTTGAATTCGCAAAATTTACAGAAGTTACAGACTTCGCATTTAGAGTAAATACCGACTATAAAGAGTCTGGATATACAAGAATATTTATATGTTCAGATACTAATGATTTCTGGCTTGCTAGAGTCCTTAAAAATTATGGTGAAGATTATGAAGAAATTGAGGGATCTTATATCCTAGAACGTGAAAAAATACCCAAAGAACATAAAGGGCAAAGCTTAACAATCTCTAGAACTAGGCAAATTCTCAAAGAAGATACGTTCGAGAATTGGGAATACTTTGTTTTTGATAACATAGAGGATGTTATTGACAGAATTGATGGTGGATTTGGTATCAATAACTTAGAAAAATAACATAATGTTCGATAGAATAGATAAATATCTAACACATGAGTTATCAGAAAAATATGGGTCTTCTTTTGAAAGAAGGGATTATTATGAACTTGAAATATCATATAAGACTCTTCTCAAAGGAAAGGGGAAAGAGACTGGTCTAATGTTCCTTATTGATGTTACTGATAATCACTACATATATATAAATCTATATAAAGAAGGTAATTGCAAAATGGTATTCACGGCAGATGATAATTGTATGACACGAAATATGGACATTAAGCATGTTGAGATTCTATTCCCATTGTTTATAAAGTTAGTAGATGAATTTATCGGATTATGTGAATCTTTTAATAAATTTAATTATAAGGAAGTGTCTAAACAAGAATTAAGAAGTCATTCAATTAAAAGCATAATCGATTAAACATATCAATATATTTTTATATAATACACATGGAAATAATACATGAAATAATACAGGAAAGTGTTAGTGGGGGGTTTTTTAAGTTCCTAGGATATTGGATAATGATAGTAGTTATACTTGGTATACCAGCAAATATAATTAAATATGCAATTAATAGACCTCTTAGACACATGAATATAAGAAAATATGGATATCCACCAAGTCATTGTGATGCCGATGGAGATTTCCTAGAAAAAGAATAGAGATATGTGGGGCAAATTTATAAAATTTTTAACTGCTAGGAATGAAGAAAATAAAGTATCTGAAATAAAAACTACCGAACCAGTTGAAATAGAGAGGAATTGGGAATTATTTGAAGATATAAAACCACCACATGAAGTAGTATTAGGTGCAGTATATGTAAAAAATTTAGGATGGGTAATGGACACATCATGGTGGTATGAAGATAAGAAGTGTTGGATAATCACAGGTGCAGTAGGATCATTACCTTCAAATTTATTATATACACATTGGAAAAGATTGCACTCTTCTGACTTATCTACGAAAGATTGGAAGGTATTTAATAGAAATAAACCACCAAATAGAACTGTACTGGCTACCTGTGATAGTTATGACTGTGGAATAGTCATTGACTCAGTTTTATGGAAAGAGAGTAATCAATGTTGGAGAGTTACTGGAACTGATAAAGATTTAAAAGGACATATGCCATATACACACTGGAGAGAATTACCAATTCATCCAAATAATATAATAAATACCAAATATGAGAAAATATAAACTAAATCCATTAGAACACGGTTTCGAATCGATAAAAAAATACCCAGAATTATCAATAAAATATCCAATTGATAGTGATTCATACTTTGTCAAAGTTGTGTGTTATGATAATGCTAAGGAATTAACATACTGGTATATTATTCTTAACCAATCTACGTGGGATGATAGAATTTTCTTAAGTGAAGGTTCGTATGATTTCAATAGAGATCCAGATTATGAATCACAAAATAAAGATAGGATTGTATATGGTGGACTTGTATCCAATGATGACTTCTTTAAGAACCTACTTACCCATCTTATGGGAACAACAGTTACTGATAGCGTATATGAACTACACATTAGCTAAAGACTAATGTGTTTCGGGTTTCATAGAGTTTGCTTTATCACTAAAGTCTTATTTACTCTCCACCTTTGTAATGGCAAGTCCCTTACCATATATTTATTTAATTAGGACTAACACATCCAGTTAAGGTAGGCATCCATTAACATATATATTAATAAGTTTACCTTCCCTATTGGCATTTTAGATTTTATTTGTATATTTGCCTATGTCTAACATCACATCGACTGAAGACCAATGTGCTTTACGACATAATTAATAAGGAAGGTATGAGCAGATATGATAGTAATATTGGGGAACAAATGAGATTTGAATTTAAAAAAGAATACAATGACTGACATGATTATTAGATATTTAAAAGATAAGAAATGGTTTAGAAAATTAATTGCTAAACATTTCTATACAAATGACCAAATTGAAGGATGTTTCTGGTATGGATTCTGGTTATCAAAAGCACAAGATACCTCGGTTGAGAGATTGGATGATGATAGAATTACTTTAGAACTAAAGAAATATTTAAAAAGACTAGATAGTGTTAATAAGGATGAAGATATAGATTGGGACTAATATTTGAAAATATACATGTAAACAGTTATGAATTATAATATATAAGTAAAAATAATAAAACAATGGCAATAAAAACTAAATTTTCAGATTACATAAAAGAAGATGTAGCTGATAGAAAAGAATTAAGATCAGTAACTGTTAAATATAGTGGTGGTGCTGAGATAACAACTAGCATGGCAAGCCATCTAACCGATAAAGAAATCGAAAAATATTTCGAAATTGGTAAAGAATTTAATGTAGGTAGTGTTGATGATGATATGCAAAAAGTAGTTGATGTTAAAATAAATAAATAGTATAATTATACCATTTATTATTAGTACATTTGTATAACAAATATTTAACCTTAAAATACAACTATGGATAATAGAATATTAATAAACATTTGTTCATTTATTCCTTTTTTTGGGATAATTATATCTCTGATGAGCAAAATAGATTTTGTATCAAAACCTATTTTCGCATTATATCACCTAGTATCATGTTTGTTTATAACATATGTATACATACTACACATTCTTTCAATATGAAAAAGTTAGATAGATACGTTAAAGTGAAGGGACATTCTAATTGGTTTTTAGTATACGAGCATGGTGGTAATAAATCACAAGACTTATCATCTATGCAAGAAAAGCTCCTAAGAAGCCAAGTTTGTTCTTTACACGATGATGATATTAAGCAAGACCTCAGACATAGGCTTGTTATGTTGGCTACTCATACTTTAGATTACGATGATATAGCTGAAAGATTTGGTACTATATTAATACGCCCTAGTGGAACTTATACTTTATTGAGAGGTAGTGAGGTAGAAAAAGAAAAATATGATAATAGCTTCCCTATCGATAATTTTTCAGATATTGTAATATGCGAAAATGATGAGAAGGCAGAATATAAATGGGTTGAATATCTTAAGAAAAGGTTTCCGAATGAAGAGATAACAACAATTAATTATTTTGATTTAAGAAATTCCAAAGAAATAGAAAAATACTTTGAAGCTGCTAAATATATAACCTTCTCAACAACGTTCAGTAATTTAGAATGGTTTGAAAAAATGGTGAAATTATCCAATGATAAGCATAAAATAATAGGTTACTGTCATGATGGAAGCAAGTGGTCTGATATACCAAATATTAATAATCTTGAAATAGTAAAAAGTTTATGATTTAGTTTAATTATTTAGTGTATATTTGTACAATAGAAACAACTTAAATAACTATACTATGACTGCTACAATATCAAAGGCTCAATTAAAAAAAGAAAAAGAAATCAATACAAGGCTATACTCTTTAGTTTCTAGTACTATAGTAGATTTTAAAGATAGTTTTTTAGAGTCATTTGTAGATTTTAGAATAAAAGAAATAGAGAATAATATCACAAGACTACAGGATAAGAAAATAAATTGGACTCCAACAAGGTATGAGACAACTATACCAGATTTTGATACTTATATATCTAGGATTGAGAAAAAGCTATCTAATAAAAATATTTTGGTATTAGAGTTTATAACAGAAGCGGATAAAAATTTCGAGTCTAAACTTAACTCATTAGTATCTAAACTAGTTGAGTATAAGTTCACAACACGATATTTAAGTGTTAAGAAAATATCAAATGCTGGTTCTGAGTTTTCGTTTCTAGTATCAAATCAAGAAATAGAGGTTGAAGCTCGTGTTATATTTGCGTGTGGAGATATAAATGTTCCTCACTATAGATTCATAACTACGAAAAGGAATCTATAATAATATTTTTTATAATGGGAATAAAACAAAATACATCTTTATATATTTTGTTTTATATCATTGAGCGTAAAACACACAAGTCTTTAGCTTGTGTGATGTAAGCGAATGAAAATATTTTAGCCTTGACTTAATATATATTGTTTAATAGTATTTGGATTTGCTTCTCCAATGGAACAAACGAAATAACCATCTGGTCAAAATGTTTTTTTCAATCCAGAAATATGTGTACAGATAATTTTTATGGACAGAACGCCATATATGATATATACTTTCTTGTTTTAACTTTCTAACAATTGATGTAATAGATAACCGAGGTATATATCTAATTAAGAA